CTGTCTTGTCAACAATGAAATTCCCTGCATTATTTTTGACGGGAGCGAAGAAGACGCCATGTTATTGGCACTCAATGACAAAGGCACTGGCACCGATGAAAAAGAACTGTACGACATCGAAAACGCTATTGTGCAGGTGTATTTGGCGAAGAAGTTGAGTTATAGCAAAATGTGCGAGTACTTCTTCTTCAAAGCGCGTGATTTGCTGTATCGCATTTCACCGAGCGCGAAAGAAGCGCGCCTTGACCTTGCCGAAGTCAAGCGCAAGGCGGGTGGAAAGTTTCAAGCCCTGTACCGTATCAGTCAACTTGAAAAGCCCATTCGTGACTATTGGCACCAAGAAAATGTAGACGGTGTCAAGAAGGGTAAAGTTGTTACGGGCGCGACCGTCAAAAAACTTCTGGAGATCAAAGACCCAGAAAGCCAAGTCGAATTGTTTGAGCAGATCAAACAAGCCACACACGAAGCGGCAGCCGTTGAGACAGCCGCCGCCGTACCTAATCGCCTAACGGCTAAAATCTTGACAGACTTCCCCGCACGGAGCGAGACACTACAGGCTTTTCTAGACCTATGCCGCAAGCCCGAGCGACCCGAGAACTGGCAGGACGGAGACATCGACCCCCTGAAGCGTGACGCAGAGGCTTTGCTTGCCGCTCTGGATGCTGAATACATGGCACGGGAGCAAGAGGCATAAGGCTATTCGACAAAGGCAATGGGGCATTGTGCCCCATTGCCTCTTTTTAGTTTACTAACTCAATACTGGAGACAATACCAATGATCAGCACTCAAACGACCTACCAAGCTTTAAAGCTCTACATCGCTATCAACCTAGCCACAATGGACAAAATACCACTTGTTAAACAACTACAATGTCGCGCCGTAATTATCAAGATGATAGATACCGCTTTTGCCCGTGACGATATAACCTATTCCCAAGCCTTTGAGTTATCGGACAAGCTGCACGGTGCTACAATCACTACCCGACCTACCCCATAATGGGGTAGGTGCATCAATTCCAGATTCATGCGGTCGATATTCTAAAAAAATCGGACACCCTCCACTGACTGTCATTTTTCTATATTTATAGAACCCAAGCTACAAGAACCGTAGAATATAATATTATAAGCTGCAAGAACCGTAGAACATAATATTATAAGCTCTAAGAACCGTAGAACATAATATTATAAACTCTAACACTCTAACACCCTAAAGTTACTAACTTAAAGGACCTTTAAGCCTGAACAGCTAAAAGGTCTTTTTCGTCGAAAAATTTGATAAAATATTCTGAAAAAAGATTTCACTTTGACCCTGAAATATGCTATTATATAATGTAGAGATAAGCAGTTTTATCGGACTTTTCGACGAAAAGGAGTTAATAACTCATATGGCTAGATTAAGTAGTTTATCCCAAACCAATAGACCCTATAAATTAGAGATCACAAACTATGATGATCCCGAATGTTGCACCGCTATAAACAGAGATACTAATCGCCGTTGTACTTATAAGTGTGAGGAAGGTTCAGCCTTTTGCCCTAAACACAATAGAGGACAAAAAGCCAAGAACCTACGAAACTATCGCTTAAGTCAATTAACATGTCAGCGCGTAGGAGAGTTCGCAACAAACCCAGAGATCAAGAGCCTAAGAGAAGAGATCGGTATCACTCGTATGGTTTTAGAAAAGATTCTTAATATGTGCGAAGACGAACAAGATATTGTATTGAACTCTGCTCAAATTGCGAATATGGTAGATAAAGTTGATAAGCTCGTAAATAGTTGCAACAAGCTAGAGATTCAGAATGACCAATTATTAGACCGTGGTAAAATCATAGCCTTAGCCGATGGTATCTTACGGATTTTAACTGATGAATTGAATGACGAAAAGAAAATTGGAGTGATCGCCTCTAGGATGGGCGAGTTACTAACTCAAGGATAACCTATGCAAGATATATTTTTAGACAGAATAAGTAGTGGTCTGAAAAAGAAATCCATAACATCTTGCAGTCAGTGGAGCGAAAAATTTAGAGTTATGGGTAAACCTTACCCAGGACCTTGGAGCTTTAAATATCATCCTTGGCTCCGAGAGATGCAAGACTCTACAGCTATGTTTAATGTTGGTCAAAAAGCTGCACAGATGGGCTTCACAGAATGTGTCTTAAATAAAACTTTTTATGAGATGGATATAAACGGCGTCAGTTGTCTCTATGTTCTACCAACTAAGACACCAGATGCTTCTGACTTTAGTGCGTCACGTTTCGATCCTGCTAGAGAATTATCAGATTACCTGCAAAGACTATTTAGTGATGTCAAGAACGTAGGACATAAACGTGCAGGAGCAGTTAATCTCTATATCCGTGGCAGCCGTTCAAGAGCAGGTCTTAAGTCCGTACCAGTAGGATTCTTGGTTCTTGATGAAGTTGCTGAAATGTGTCAAGAAAATATTCCGCTTGCGCTTGAACGTATGTCAGGTCAAGTAGATAAAATGTGTTGGGCTATTAGTACCCCGTTTATTGAGGGCGAAGATATTAATAAGCTCTATAATAAAAGCACTCAAGAACATTTTTTCTTTATTTGTCCTCATTGTGGTAGATTAACAGAACTTATATTTCCTGAATGTTTTGTTTATACTGCTGAGAATCTTAAAGATTCTCATTACATATGTAAAGAGTGTCAACATATTCTTGAACATAAAGCTAAATGTGATTGGTTAGCAACAGGGAGGTGGGTGCCTCAAAACACTTCATCTGACACAAGAGGTTTCCACGTTAATCAGATGTATAGTTCCGTAATTTCTCCAGCAGAATTTGCGGTATTTTATAGGGACTCATTGACAAACGCCGCTGATGAGCAAGAATTTTATAATAGTAAGTTGGGCTTGCCCCACGAACCTGAGGGCGCAAGAGTAACAACAGAAGCTATTGAGAGTTGCATAACAAGTAGACGGAAATCTGAGTTACTAACTTATGATATTGTTACAATCGGTATTGACGTTGGTAAGTTTCTTCATTATGAGATTGATGGTTGGAAGTTCCCTGCAACTATGCAAACCTCTGATCTTAATATGGAAGCTAAATGCTTTTTGCTTGATGAAGGTCAGTTAGATCATTTCGAGCAACTTGATGCCCTTATGTACAAGTACCAAATAAACTTTGGTATTATTGATGCGAACCCAGAACGGCGTAAAGCCTTTGAGTTCGCTATGCGTTTTTATGGTCATATTAAGCTTTGCTTCTACGGTCAAGGTATTAGTGGTAAACAAGTTTCAATAGGTAAAGAAGAAGAGCAAACAATAACCGTAGACCGTACAAGTTGGATGGATATGAGTTTAAGTAGATTCAGGAACCAAACAATCCAGCTACCTATGGATATTAGTATACAATATCGTAACCACATTAAAGCTCCTGTACGCATTATGGTTCCAGATAAAAATGGAAACACAGTTGCCAAATATAATGAGGGTAGTAAAGAGGATCACTTGGCTCATGCCCGTACTTACTCAGAGATTGCTTTACAATTCGCCGCGTCTATAAACGTAAGTCAGGATATTACGGAGAATATATGAATATTTCAGATATGACACATCCAGATTATGACGCTAATGTAGAGCTTTGGAAGAAATGGCGTTTAGTCTATAAGGGCGGTAAAGACTTCATAGATACTTATCTTAAGAAATTCTCTAACCGTGAAGATGCTACTGATTTTAGTACACGTAAAGAGATAACTTACTGTCCTGCTCACGCGAAAAGCACTGTTAATGAGGTTAAGAACAGTATTTTTCAACGTATGGTAGATGTAAGTAGGGTGGGTGGACCAAAAAGCTACCAGAACAAGATTCAAGGTTTAAATGGTGGTGTAGACCAAGAATCAAAAAATATGAATACTTTTATCGGTACAGATGTTTTACCTGATCTATTATCTATTGGTAAGGTAGGTGTTTATGTTGATATGCCTAATAACGTAGGCTTAACACTCAAAGATAGTAAGGGTAAAGAGCCTTATCTTTATAAGTATAAAGCCGAAGATATTTTATCTTGGACATATGAATCTAGAAATAATGTTAAAGTTTTGACGACATTATTACTCAGAGATACTGTTGATGTTATTGATGAGTCAACAGGTCTTACAACTGGTACTGAATATAATTATCGTCTCTACAGATTAATGGATAATTATGTTACAGTACAATTTTATAATGATGATGAGGATGAGGATGGTGAGTTACTAACTCTAGATATACCCGCTATACCTTTTGTTATTTTTTCTCTGACTCAAAGCCTATTAGTTGATGTTGATAATTATCAGGTTGCTCTCCTTAATATGGAAAGTTCTGACGTTAATTATTCGCTGAAAAGTAATTTTCCTTTTTATACAGAACAGTATGATAATAGAGCAACAAGCATACATCTTAAACCTACTTTTAGTAAGAATACTGATACAGGTGAGAATACAACATTAGGTGCATCTAAGTCTAATGAGGTACAGGTGGGTGAATCAAAAGGTCGTAGGTATCCAAAAGATACAGAACGTCCTGGCTTTATTCATCCTTCTTCTGAACCGCTTAAAGCAAGTATGGATAAAGAAGAAAAAATTAAACTTGACATTAGAACCTTAATAAACCTTAATATCAGTAATTTAACTAATAGCCGTGCTTCGGCTGACTCTAAAGAGATTGATGAACATAGTTTAGAGGCTGGTCTTAGTTATATTGGTTTAGAGCTAGAGCAGGGTGAACGTCTTATTGCTCAATACTGGGCAGCTTATACAAAAGAAGAAGCAGCTGTAGTTAGTTACCCAAATAACTATAGTTTGAGAAGTGATGAGGAACGTATTGAGGAAGGCAAGCGTTTAGCAGAATTGATTAAAACAGTACCTTCACTCACATTCAAGAAAGAAATTCTTAAACAGATTGTTTATGTTGTTATTGGGACAAAAATTTCTTATGAAAAGCTTCAAGAAATTTTTGACCAAATTGACGCTGCTAAAGTTGTTATTCAAGACCCTGAAACAATTAAGGAGCATATTGAGCTTTGCTTAATATCTGCTGAGACAGTTTCTCAAGCTCTCGGTTATGAGTCTGGAGAAACTGAGAAAGCCAAAGAAGAACACGCCGAACGTGCAGCACGTATTGTTACAGCACAACAGGCAGCAACATACAATAATCTCGATAAACGTACAGAAACAGGCTTAGACGTAACTGTTAAAGATAAGACAAGAGGGGAGGGACAATGACACCCTATATAACAGAAGAAGATGCAGATGCTTATTTTGATGAACGATTAAGAACAAGCCCTTGGGATGATACAACAGAGAGTAGTGGTGATAGGTTAAGAGCTTTAAAAGAAGCGACAAGACTTATTGATAGGTTAAACTTTAAAGGTGATAAAACGTCTTCAACACAAGAACGGGAGTTCCCCAGAGAGGAGGAAACAACAGTACCTACAGACATACAATATGCGTGTGCGGAAATTGCTTTAAAACTATTAGATGATTTTGATCCAGACATGGAGGTTGAGAACCTTGGGATTGTGTCTCAAGGAATCTCAACAGTAAAATCTACCTATGACCGTTCATATGTAATGGATCATTTGAGAGCGGGTATACCAAGTGCAACAGCTTGGAGTTATCTTGTACCTTATCTTGCTGATTCAAATGCAATAAACGTGAATAGGGTTTAGTAAGGAGAAAGAAATGGAATTTTTGAGTTACCAAATCAAGTGGGTTGGCGAGGATCAGGAACCGAATCAGGAACCGAATCAGGAACCGAATCAGGAACCGAATCAGGAACCTAAAAATAAGACCTACAGTCAAGCTGAGTTTGATAAACATATGGCAGGTTTACGCCGTAAAAATGAATCTCAAGTTGAAGCTATGTCTAAAGAACTTGAGACTCTTAAAGAACGCAGTAACCTAACAACCCAAGAACGTGCTGATTTGGAGACTCGTCTTGAGACTCTTAAAGAGGAATCAATGACGAAAGAGCAAAAACTTAATAAGCAGTTGAAGAAAGTCGATACTGAGTGGGCAAATAAGTTTAAGACTCTTGAAGAGAAACATAATGATCTCAGTAACCGCTATGAGAATGAAACAATTAACCGTGCAATTACTAATGCAGCAATAGACGGCGATGCGTTTTCCCCCGAACAAATTGTCGCTATCCTGCGTCCTACCACTCAGTTAATTCCTGAGTTGGGTGAGAATAAAGAACCTACCGGTAATTTGCTTACTATTGCAAACTTTACTGGGATTGATGAAGAAGGTAACACTGTAACAGAGAAATTACCCGTACAAGAAGCTGTTAAACGGATGCGAGAGATGCCGGAAAAATATGGTAATCTCTTTAAATCCGATTCCTCTTCTGGTGTGGGGCGTGGTAACAGTAATAATAATACAGACGATGATGCAAAATATAGTGGCGACATGAACTCATTCATGCGCCGTAGGAAAAAAGAAAGGTAATAAAATATGAAGACTTTGAGTTACCAAATCAAATGGATCGGTGCTAATGACGTAGATGCGCTTGTTCCCGAAAAATGGGCGATGGAAGGTCTTGCTCTGCTTCACGAGAATATGGTTGTTAAGCACCTTGTTCACACTGATTATAGTAATGAGATTCAGCGTGAAGGCGATACCGTAAACACCCGTAAACCGAGCACCTTTACTGCTATCCGTAAGACTGATGCAGATACGGTCACGGTTCAGGATGCTACTGTAACGAATATTCCTGTCCTCCTCGATCAGCACCTGCACACTTCGTTCCTTATTAAGGATGGCGAAGAGAGTAAGTCGATGAAGGATCTCGTTGCTGAGTTCCTGCAACCTGCTATGCTTAGTATTGCTTCTCGCGTCGATCTCATGCTTCTTGGTCAGTTTCCGCGCTTTATGTCTAATGCTGCGGGTAGCCTTGGTACGCTGACTTCAACGACTGCGAAACAACGTATTCTTTCTGCCCGTCAGGTCATGAATGATCTTAATGTTCCTGTTCAAGATCGTAACATGATTTGGAATACTGCTTCGGAAACGTCTGTACTTGATACCGACTTGTTCTTGAGTGCTGAACGTGTTGGTGATGATGGTACGGCTCTCCGTGATGCGAGTCTTGGTAAGAAGCTTGGTTTCAACCACTTCATGTGTCAGAACATGGCGAACATTGCTACTGGTTCGACTGCTGTGACTGGTGCTGTGAATAAGAGTGGTGGTTATGCTGCTGCAAGCACAACTATTGTTGTTGATGGTTTCAGTGCTGCCATTACTGCCGGTTCTTATGTGACAATCGCTGGTGATATGATTCCTCGCCGTGTTGCTTCGACTGTTGGTGGTGCAACCCCGACGACTATTGTTCTTGCTACTGGTCTGACGAGTGCTGTCGCTAATGATGCAGTTGTGACTGTCTATACTCCGGGCGCTGTGAATCTCAGTGGCGGTTATGCTGTTGGTTATGGTGGTAAGATTGCAGTTGATGGTTTCACTATTGCACCGAAAACTGGTCAGATTATTGCATTCGGTGACAGCACGACCACTGATTATTACACTGTTATGGCGGCGACGACCACTCAGATTGAGCTTGATCGTCCTCTGGCTACTGCTATCAGTAATGATGATGCAGTCTGTGTCGGTCCTGCGGGAGAATACAACTTCTTCTTCCGGCGTAATGCGATCTCGTTCGTGAACCGTCCTCTTGCTCTGCCCCGTACTAATGCAGGTGCTTTGAGTGCAGTCATGGACTATGAAGGTATTGCGCTTCGTATCGTTATCACTTATGATGGTGATAAGCAGGGTCACTTGGTCACGTGTGATACCCTCTGTGGTGTTGCACAATATGATAGTGATGAAGGTGGCGTATTGTTCGGTTAAGTTACTAACTCAGATAGGGGAGTCTTTAAGACTCCCCTATCTACTTTTAAGGATATAACAATGTCTGATTATTTATATAAAAGATCAGCACGTAAAATATTATACAGATTATCACGGCAGTACGGCACACAAGTAACATTCTCTCGTATTTTAAGCAAAACAAAAGATTTTGAAACAGGTGAATTTGTATATACAACTGAAGCAGAGACAGTAAAACGAGGTATATTACTTCCTTTGAAAATGAGTTCGTTATACTCGTATGATCTAACTTTCTTAGCTGCAAATAAAAACTTCCAATATGGGGCTAATTACGATGCGGGTTTACGATATATAATTATAGATCAGCGAGATATAACATTTGATGTTGGGCTACAGGAGTTTTGTTATATTGGTAGCATAAAGTATGAGGTATTATCTTTTGAAGATTTTGCGCCTTCAATAGCTCAAATTGCACGTATAAGACTGACACAGAATAGGGAGTAACAAATGGAAATATTTTTTGGTTTAGCTTCAACAATAATTTTGGGGCTTATTGCAGTTATATATGCTAATTTAAATTCCAATGTTAAACAACTTTGGAAAGTTTTAGACGACATAAAATATGAATTTGCAAAATTGAGTAAGGCTCTTGTTGAACAAGAACTCCAAAATGAAAAACGTTTTGTAACGAAAGAAGAATGTAAGAGTTGTCGTGGGGATTGAGTTATTAACTTAAGGAGTAAACAATATGAATCTTAGGTTCTGCTACTCAAAAGACGAGTTAGAAATATACTGGATCGTTTGCGCGAATCAGGCTGATTGTGATTCACTATCAAACCTTTATATTCCTAACAAGTTAAACGACACAGGCGACCCAGACACATTCGCCGTGACTAATTACATGGATGTTTCTGGTGATGATATTTTCTGCCTTTACGGTTCGCGTACTAAGTATGTTGATGTTCTTGATAGTGAAATAAAGGAGATATGATGGCTTGGAGTTCTGGGTTGCAAACAAACCTTATATCTCTTCACGAGTTTGACACTACAAATGAGACTAATCTTGGGGTGCCAACTGTAGGCACCTATAACGCGACAAATGTTAACGGTGTTTTATATTCAAAGATAAAGGAGGGCACTGCTTGCCATGTGAACGGTGGATTAACATCATACCTTGAGTCAACTACCGCCCCATCTGTTAGTACAAATTTCTCGTTTAGTATGTGGCTTAGACAGACAGCCGGATTATCCGTAACCTACAGCTATATATCAAAGACTCAAACAAACAAAGAATTCTTGGTTTACTCTGATACTGTAGGAAATTTAATATTTCAACTTTTCTTGGCTGGTGGTCAGGTTGCAGCAGTATCACAGCCAATAGTACGTAATGCAACATATCATATTGTTGGGACATGGGACTCATCTGTCGGAACGAAATTATATATTAATAACGGAACCCCAGCTGCGACCGCTTATACTGGTTCGTATAATTCTGGCGTTTCGTCTACGCTCCAAATTGGTGCGCGAAATGGTGGTCAAGTTGGTAACGGGTGGATCGGTCAAGTAGCGTTTTGGAATAGGACTCTATCTGCTTCAGACGTTGCGGAGCTATACAATAGCGGTACTATGTTGCCGTATGTTGACTCACCTACAGACGATCAAATATTAGAAGCTGCAGGAGGCAACTACCACGATCCAGAAAATAGCGAAGTCCTAAAGGATGCACGGGTAGGCGTTGCTCCTCGTGTCGGCACGTTTGATGAAGCGGCACGTAATATCGACCCACTTGAAGAAAATGTTAAAGATGGTACAGCTTATAAGATTCTTAATGCAGATAAAACAGGTTCATTAGCTACAGGGCTTTTAACTCCTGCATTATCTATTGACGGGAACTTATTAGCAACAATAAGTAACAGCGAAACAGATTATGAGAATCATTTGAGTATACTTAAAGTTAGTAACTCAAAGTGGCATACAATCGGTTCGAGAACAGGGGATGGCACCTTACAGATTGCGGGTTTATCGGCAGGTGATTATACTGCTAGGGTAATGTCTATAGGGTCGCCCGGAACTGTTAGTGATAGCGTTGCATTTAGTGTGTCGGGGGATGCGCTTAATGGCGGCGTTAATGCTAACTGGGGGAGATGGATTTATGCCTCTATATGTAAACATTTCAATACTCATAGAGGGGATTATACTATGTTTGTTGAAGGCGAGGAGAAGGACATTAGAGGGAATTCATCTTATTTTGAATTACGCGTAGATGGTCCTTATTATACGCAAAGCATGCACGGTTTTTGGGATTGTAGAATCGAGATAAACACTGTCTTTACTTTTGCAAATAAAGATAATGTTTTTTATGCTCGTGAGTTTGCAGATAAGCTAGCATCAATATTTACTACTATTAGTTGTTATCGTTATGGTAATGGTATTTATGATGATGATACACTTTTAGGCTGTTTACAACCTATAGAAGGGTATAGGGAAAAGTTACAAATTAGTCAGTTTGGTGTTATGCCTAATGCTGAGGTACAGCAAGGCTCGATAGAAAGGCATTACAAGATGGAATTAGCGGAGGAATAATATGTATGAAATTAAATGGGTTGGTGCTCAAATTGAAATGAAGAACACCATTTTAAAAATTAAAGATGGTGGAGCAAATGAGTTACAGATCAAAATTGGTGAAGGTACTTTAACATATGACGAAAAACGTAACATGGAATATGTTAAAGATCGTGGAGTTTTGGATAGTGTCCGTGAAGGTGATGAAGAAGCAATGGATGTTTCTTTTGAGTTTGTTTGGGAACAACTCACGGCAGTATCGACTTCTGGTTCTGGTACACCTACAATTGAAGATGCACTTAAACAGCGTGGTGAAGCTTCTGGTTGGGTGACGACTTCTTCGGATGAGTGTGAGCCTTATGCAGTTGATGTTGAGGTTGTTCATACACCGAACTGTGGGTCTGAATCTGCAGAAACCATTTTACTTCCTGATTTCCGTTGGACGAGTTTGGCTCATGATCTTAAAGCAGGTACTGTGGCAGTATCTGGTCGGTGTAATGCAAAAGAAGCAACTATTACACGTGCATAATTCTTTTTTGTTCCCACCTGAGTTACTAACTCAGGTGGGAAAACCCTTATGAGGAGTAGATATGAAAATTGGCGGTAAAGTAATTGAAGGTAGTTATGTTGAAATTATTCCTGTAATTCGTGGCGAAGAAGAAATCATTTTTAAAGCACAGCCTGTATGTGACTATGATGATTTCAATAAGGTTTGTCCAGAACCTACACCCCCTACGACAATGAAGCCCGGTGGCGAACAAGGTATTGATCTTAAGAGTCCTGTTTTCCTGGAGGCAATGAATAAACACGCGGAGAAAAAAGCTAATTGGATGTTCCTTAAAGCCCTCGAACCTACTGAAATTGAATGGGATACAGTTAATATGGCTGATCCAGATACTTTTGAGAATTGGGAGAAGGAACTTAAAGGCCTTAAGTTTACTGAGTATCAGATTATTACTCTTAAGAATGGTATTTGGGCGGCTCAAGGTTTAGACACTGATAAGATTAAGGCGGCAAAAGAAAGTTTTTTAGCTTCCGCTCAGTAAAGGCTGAGCATACAGTAATACCAAAAGGTAGAACAGGTATTTATTTACAATGGAGAGCGTGTGAGCGTATGGGTGTACGCCCACACGCTGTTAAGGAAAATTGGGAGGATAATAGCGTCTGGGAACAGGCAATGCTGCTTGCATATGAGGAGTTAAGAAGCTATGAAGATTCGGGTGCAGACACGGCTGAAAGGCGTTAAAATTAAACCCATCAACCTTGATGATATTATGTGGGAAATACTTGACACATCAGCTAAGGTTTTGATTACTGAGGTGGCTCATAGAATACCTGTTTGGACGGGTCAAGCCGTTGGTAGTTTACTACCAGCGGCAAGACTCTTAAAGAAAGTTAAAATTGATTTTAGTCTTTTTCAGCAAAATGGAACCTATGCTAATTCAACTAAGAACTGGCGTACTGGAGCACAACAAGGTGAAGCAGATAGATTTAAGACTGGTAAAAAATATATTTTTAATTTTGACTCTTCACTTATTGACTACATGGTAGAGAACGAACATATAGATCAAGAAGATGTAAATAATAGTTTTCAACGTGAGAGAGCATGGAGAATATTTGAAGAGATAACCCCTAGTGTGCAAGAATATATAGATGCATTTGTAAAGTGGAAATTTAAAAATGTATTTTCAGGGGCATATGTTGGGAGAGCATTATGAGTGATTTTGGTGGTCGCATTGAATTCCAATTAGGGACATCTATAAAAGATATAGGGGAGTTAAGCGAAGCTCTTAAGTTATTAAATGAAAAAATGTCAGAGCTTGTAACTAAATCACAAGCTGTTACTGATGCTTTTAATCAAGCTAAAACAGTTGCTAAACTTGAGAAAACACTTGAGAAATTAGCTAAAGCCGAAGCTAAAGTGCTTGAAGAACAAAAGAAAACAAGCGCGGCATTGAAAAATGCTAAAGCACTTTATACAGATAAGATTGCATCTGTTAAAAAACTAACTGATACATATGATGCTACTAATACAAAAATAAAAGAAACCAATACATATCTTTTAGATAATAACAGTGTACTTAAAGAAAACCTTAAAGTCTTAGAAGATGGTACGACAGAACTTAAAAGCTATAATGTAGCTACAGAGGATCAAGTTCAAGCTAAAAAGAAACTAGAAGCAGCAGAGAAGAAAGCTAATAAAGAGACTCTAAGTGGTATAAAAGGCATACAGCGTTTAATGTCTTTTACAAATAAATTAGTTAAAGGCGAAAATGAAGCTTCAATACAAAAAATTAAATTAGCTAGAACAACAAGAGAACTTAATGCTGCAGAAGATAGCCAAAGTAAACAGTGGGCTACTATGGTTACTCAGGCTAATAAATTAAATAGAGCATACGATCGTGCTGCAAAAATTAAGGCTAAAGAGCATGATGAAGCTATACGTCTTAATAGGGCTTATGATGCTAATACTCAATTACAAAAGCGTTTAACCTCTAATAAGATTAAAAATGTTCAAGTTACTAACTCATATAATGCAGCACTTGGTAAAGAGACAATAACCTATAAAGGTGTAACATCAGCGGGTAAACAGTATGTTGCAACAGTAACTAAAGTTAATGGTGTTGTTACAAATGTTACATCAAGAACTAAAGATGCTAATGCCCAATTAGATGAACAAAAGAAACGCCTAACTAAATTAACATTATCTTGGGCGACTTTTGCTCGTATTGCCGCAGTACAACTTATACATCGTGCTATAAGTCGTATTACAATGGAACTTCGTGAAGCAACAATATCAGCTAAAGACTTCTCTCTACGTATTGCTGAAATCCAAACAATCTCTCAACGTAATCAATTAAGTACAGAAGCATGGGCAGAAGGACTTAAAGAAGTATCTAATAATTTAGGCATTGATGTTCTCGATCAAGCTGAAGCAGCTTATCAGGCTTTATCTAACCAGATTACTGAAGGCGCTGAGACCTTTGAGTTTCTAACTCAAGCAAGTAAGTTCGCTATAACAACAGTATCTTCATCTGCTGACTCAGTTAAACTCTTATCTGCTGCTCTCAATGCTTATGAATTAGGTATTGAAGATACTAATAAGGTCGCTGCAAACTTCTTTAAGACGATTGAGTTAGGTCGTATACGCTCTTCGGAACTTGCAGATACTTGGGGTAAGGTCGCTGTACCTGCTCGAACACTTAATATTCGTATGGAAGACGTTAATGCGTCATTAGCATTTATGACAATTAATGGTATTAAAGCTGATGAAGCAATGACTCTACTCCGCAATATTGTTCTTAAGTTAATTAAGCCTTCGACTGAGATGAAGAATCTCTTTAAAGAGCTTGGAGTATCTTCTGGCGAAGCCGCTATCGCTACCTATGGTTTTGGCGGTTTTATGGCGGAGCTTGAGAAACGAACGAAAGGCAGTACCACAGAGCTTGGTAAATTCTTTACTCGTCAGCGAGCATTAACAGGTGCTACACTCTTTGCAGGTAAAGGTTTAGAGAAATATAATGCAACCCTTAAGGAACTTATAGCAGGGGAAGCTGATTATGCTAAAGCTAATGAGATTGCCTTAAATAATGTGGGTCGTAAATGGGAGATCTTAGGTACTAAAACCAAGAACTTCTTTTTAGATTTTGGCGACCTTATTGTCAACAGCACTATTTGGTGGGCAGACTTCTTAGGTGTTTTTGATGATATTAAAATAGCACAGGATTTAGAAAAAGAATATGCCATACTCCGTAAAGCAAACCAAAAACTAATAGACTCAAATGCTAAAGTTGTTGACGCTTATATTCGCGGGCTTAATCTTGAGGTAGCACAAGCAAATATAGCTAATAATAAAATTATCGACGCTAATAAAAAGCGTATTGGTATTCTTAAAAAATCTTTTGATGGTTATAAAAGTTATATTGAAGGCGGGTATAAAGCCTTAATCGAGACTACTAAAAATCAAATAAAAAGTTTCGCATCTGAAATTGAAGCTATTGAAGCCGGAGGTAAGAAGTTTGAGCAGTTCATTAAAAGCATACAGATTAGTACCGAAAAACAAATCTTTGAATTCGAGCTAGAAGATAAATCAGTATCAAGACAAATTGATGCAGTAGGCGAGAAATATAGAGAGACAATAGAACGAGCAAGAGCAACAGATTTATTTGATCCCGATACAGCTATACAAGAACTTAATAGAGCTAGAGAGTTAGCAACTCAAGGTATCAATCTAACACGTCAAGTAAATAAAGAAAACAAGAAGGTTGAAGCTGAACGAACAAAACTTATTAAAGGGCGTAATAAGCTTGAAGTAGCGAAACAAAAAATTATTGATGCTTATAATCTTAAAATCTTTAATATAGAATCTTACACTACAAAAACAATTAAAGAACGAGCAAAACTAAAAGAAGATGCTAATAAAGAGCTAGCTAAACAGCTAGAAGATAATAATAACAAGCAAGAAACTTTTGAAAAGAAGTTAGCAGGTATCAAAGCAACAAATATTTCTCAAGAATTTACTGACTATAAACAAGTTTATGAAGATCTTAATGATGTAATTAAAGGTATACGTGAGCGTCAACAAGAAGCTGAGAAAAAACGTATCGAAGAACTTGGAAAATTAAAAGCTGAGCAGATTATTAAATTAGCTAAACTTGAGAAGCAACTTAAAGTAACTGGGGGTTTTGATCTTGATAAACTATTAGCTACTGGCGATATTGAGGCAATCAATAAGGGTATTAGTAGTTATCGTATAGAACTTGAAAAACTTACAAGAGCCCAAGAAGCATTAGGTCTTAAAGTTGATACTACGGAAATTGAGAAGCAGGCTTTAGCTGTTGAAGAAGCTGGAAAATTAACTATTGCAAATATTCGTAATGAAGAACTAAAGAAAGCCGCAGAAGAAAAAAATAAAATCTTAATTGATAGTATACAGAAAACAAAAGAAGCATATGAGCAAGACCAAAATCAATTTTTTAATTACTCAAATGAAATAAGAAAAGCATTTAGGGAACTTGCAACTGCAGATGTTCCTTCTTCTTTCTTCGATCAAAGTGTCTCAACTGATACACTCAATAACTTGAGATTTTTAGCAGAAGAGCTAGACTATATAAGTGAAGATATTAATAAATTCAGTCTCTCTGATATTGAAGGATTTAAAACCAAACTTAGTACCTTAGAGGAAGCACTTAATATAAAAGTAGAGGGTAAAAAGCTTGCAGAACGGTATCCAGAACTTGCCAAAGCATATGCTAAGGCGATAAATGCACTAAACACTAAAATAGACGGTAAAAACTTAATTGATTTTATTAAACAAGCTGAAAGAACTAAAACAAAATATGAAGAATTAAAAACTAAAGCAGAAGAGTTTAAAGAAGCACAGAATGGAGTTAATAACTCACAGGAAACTAATTTAACTTTAACACAGCAGTTAACTACAGCTACCGATAATTACGCAGAAGCCTTAGAACGTAGAAATAGGGCTATGAAGGATGCAGAAAATATTCGTGCTTTAATTGATAAAACAGAAGAAGCCAGACAGATAGCACAATGGAATCGCGCTTTCCCTGATGAACCTATACTCAGGGCTAATGGTGGGCGTATTAATGGTACTGATACTGTTCCGGCAATGTTGACTCCGGGTGAATTTGTTGTTAATAAACACGCTTCACAGCGGTTTTTAAGTGAGCTTACAGCTATGAACAGTGTTAGGGGCTATGCAAATGGCGGTATGGTAACAAATAATACTCAGAGTATTGGAGATATTAATGTTAATCTCCAGAGTAGTGGTAACTCTCAGGTTGATGTACGGCGTATTGCCAGTGGTATTAAACGTGAGATACGTCGAGGTACGATAAGTAATTTTTAGGATAATTGGCTCCCCTTAATTGGGGAGCCAAATTTGGAGAATATTATGGCAGTTACATTTTCTTATCCAGTAACATCGCCAACCTCTACTTTAACTCTAAAGTCCCCTGAACTTGGAGATACATACAGTTTAGATACAGGTGTTGAGAATAGAGTAAATAGAGGTAATGAGACTTTAGTTGCTTATGATAGTGATTGGGTAAAGACCAGAATAAAAACATTATCCTTTGTAGGTAATAGTGACGCTAAGAAAACAGAGTTAGAGACATTTTTATCTACAGTACAAGGATTACAAATAAAATATGTTGACCAGAATAATTATATATGGCACTGTTACATTATAGATAGTGCTGTTGAGTTAGTAAATCAATATCGTGAGTGTGGGTGGAGATTTACTCTACAGATTACAGGAGAAAGACAATGAGTATAACATTGAGTTATCCTGTAACTTCACCTACTAATATAGTTACTATACCAAATCAAAATATGGAGTATACAGAGACTTTTGAACTACCTTTACAGTATGGTAAAAGTATGAACGGTACTTTTTATACTTATAAAAAGACTCCAAATAAAAGAACATTTAATTATAGTTTTACTAATGTTAAACAGTCTATACTTGATGATGTTGAAACATTGCTATTAGCGTCGATAGGGCAGCAAGTCAGACTAATAGACCAAGATAGTAATAACTGGTCAGTATTGATATTAACAAATCCTTTGGATATTGGCTATGAAAGATATTTAAATAGTACATGTAAAGATGCAGGTGGTTTTACCTTACAAATGACTGGGACAAGTATCGCAGTAGTAAGTAATAATCTGCTTCTTGAAACAGGTGATTCACTTTTACTTGAGACTGGCGATAACTTACTTTTGGAGGCTTAAAATGGCAGATACAAAAGTTTCAGCATTAACTGAGTTAGTAACTCTAGCTGATGTAGATTTATTTTACGCGGTAGATGATCCGAGTGGTAGCCCTTTAAGTAAAAAAATTACTGCATTAAATGTATATAATTACTTAGCCACTAAAGGTTTTGTAACTAAAGTTGGTACACCTGTTGATAATCAAATAGGTATTTGGACAGGTGATGGAACACTTGAAGGTGATACTAATTTAACTTTAGATACGACTAAATTTTCTGTTGGTCTTCCTATTGCTCTTAATACTTCTTATACAGTAACTGGCTCAGAACCTATTGGTGCTATTTATTGGGATACTGATAATGCCACATTTAGTGGTGTTCTAGAAGGCGGAGTTGTTGGGCAATTTTTTGAAGAAGCCTTCTTCCCTGTACAAAATGATACCGGAGATACTCTTGCAAATGGCACTGTAGCAACCTATGCTTCATCTATTGGAAACAGTGGTAATATAAGAATTGAACACACAGTGGCCTCAGCAAGTGAAGAACCTTATTTAACCTTAGGACTTATAACAGAAGATATAACAGATGAAGCCACGGGTAAAGTCACAACACGAGGTAAAGTCAGAGGTATACAAACTAATGGTGCGAACTATAGTGAAACTTGGTCAAATGGAGATATACTTTATAAGTCCGGTACAATAGCAGGAGGTCTAACTAATGTTGCCCCAGAAGCACCCATACCTGCGATACCTTTAGCTGTTGTTATTTCTGCTCATGTGTCTGATGGTACATTATTTGTACGTCCGACATTTCCGGTCGCATTCACAGACCTTACAGACGTTAATGGTACGGCTTTAACGGCAAATGGTCAATTAGCTGTTTGGGATAATGATAATAGCTATTTTGATTTCACTGAAAATATTAATGATTATGTAAAGAATACAGATACTATTTCTGCTAATTTAATTGAGCTTGATGAAATTGGTACAGCGACTTATGATGATGTACAAGATTGGTGTAATGGTACACAATCAGCTGGTATAATTAGTGGTGGCGATATTAGTGATTCAGGCTCTGGTGAGATTGATATTTCTACTGTTAAAGGTATTGTTAAAACTACAAATAGTGATATTGGAGTTAATAACTTTTTTGATCTTACTGGAGTTACAAATCAGCCTTTAACAGACAATTCAACAAACTATGTTGCAGTTGATTATAATAGCGGTACGCCACAGTTCGTTATTGGTGTTACTAATACCGCTAATGGTCATACAATATTTAACCTAGGTAAAGTTTATCGTGAAGGTACGTCTTTAGATATTATTGACAGCGGTCTGCGTATTTATGATTTCCAGAAACGTATACAACAACACCATGTTGAAAAGGACACTTTAGAGTTTGTTAGTGGTGCTATTGTTGGCGAAACAGGTACACGTAATATTAGTATCATGGCAGGAATTATGTATGCAGGTATAAATCGTATCGCAACAGATTCTATTGATACTTCTAGTACAGATGATTTCGAGTTTTATTATTATAATGGAGCAGCATGGATTGAAAGTGATGAGACCCAGATTAATAACTCACAATATAATAATATTGCTACTGGGCTTGTTTCATTGACATCAAATCGTTATGGGGTACAGTGGGTTTATAAGGGCACAAATAGTACAACTTATGTAGTTTGTGGTCAAGGAGACTATACTCTATCACAGGCACAAGCAGCACAGCCACCTTCATCTTTGCCAAATCATGTAAGTGGTTTCGGTGTATTGAGAGCGAAAATTATTATCCAAGAAGGGGATTCATCATTCACTGAAATTGAAAGCGTGGAGGATGAGTCTTTTACTGCTTCGACACCAACAAACCATAATGAGCTAAGCAACTTGGATGGTGGGACCGCAGACGAATATTATCACTTGACGGCTGCTGAGTACGCTGCTCTTGGTAGTTTTAAGCCCTCCGAAATCGTTGCAGACAAGACGGATGACTATTCAATCCTCACAACAGACCTCGGTAAAATGCTTACGCTTGGGTATGCTACGGCGGCAGCCAAAACATTCACGCTTCCATCGGTTGGTGCTACAGAGGACCGTAAGTTTATATGGATCAGGAATAGTAGTCAATATACTCTAACGGTAACAGCTTCTGATTCTGACACATTAGCGTTCCCGTCCGTCAGCGCACAGTCAATTGATGTTAAACCCAATACTGTATTTATGCTGATATTCGATAACGGCGATTCGTTTTGGGAGTTACATAACAAGACAGGCAATAAGATTTATCCCTCGCAATCCTCACTATATATGAAGTGTAACAAGTTATTTTCAAAACGTCTCGATCAAGGGATGGCTGATGAGTTACTAGAGCGCCATATACTTAGAGCTATAGGCTCATCATTTAATGTTGAAGACGATGACACTTATGAGCTGTTTGGCGGCGGTGTTTATGATTTTACTGGCGCTGAATACCTAAGATCGTCTGCTACGGCTGATCTGTCGGATTTCGATTTCTTCGGTGACATTACAGGCGATTATACTCTATTCTTTCGCGCGAGACATGATAGTTTAAGTTCAGATCGTGCGCTATGCGGCCAATATGAAAATTCAAGTAACTTCTGGGATTTGTACGCCGATGCAACTGGTTTTGTGGAACTAAGAATCCGCACAGGAGGGATTGCACGCGTACTCCCGCAAACTGCTGCAGGCATTATAACAACTGGGAACTGGTATGATTATGCAATTGTGCGGAAGGCTGGCAATGTAGGTATTTATATTAACGGGACGCTTTTAGCTCACGATACACAGGCAAGCAATTATACGATTGACGGTGCGTTAAATATCGGTCAAAATGGGAATGGAATGTACTTTGATGGCAGAATTCAGGAAGTCTACATGGGGAAAAATAACATCTTTGGCGCCGACCCAGACGCGGGACTTACTGACACGATAACCATCCCATCTCAATTTTTGGATTTAGTCCTGTAGGAGAAATCATGTATTGGAATAAAGAGACGAGAAATGAAGTCGGAGAATATTTTCGTGACGGTAATTGGGGAGTATCGAAGACACCACAACGTCCTGAAAACTTCACAACCACCTCACCGCCACAAGAAGCGTTTGAAGGTATACCTTGTGATTGGATATACGGTGAGTGGGTACTAGATGAGAGTGAGCTCGCTAAAAAAGAACTTGCCGAGCTAGACTCAGAAGGCGAAATGAACCGGACTGTTGAAGAGATTGTGGATGCTCTTGCTATTGCAGCCCCTGAAGTATATGCTCTTATATCCGAGTATGGTAAGGCGAAGATTGCCGACCGTAAGGCTAAAAGGGGGAAGATTCATGGCTAATAAAGGTACACCAAAAAGAGATGGTAGTGGTAAAGGGCGTAGAGCAAATAAAGGAAGAGGCGGTTGTACTGTGCCTAGAAAGAGGAGTTAGTAACTTATGAAGACCGTACCTGCTAATGCACAAACACTTTTAGATACTAATACAGGTACAGAACCTTACTCTATTGTTAAGGTAGAGTGGGGTTCAGGTACTATTTATTATGGAGATAAAGATAATGATTCTTTAAATGTGTTAGGTAAAATATTAAGTGTCTCTGCTTTATCCAATACAAAAAAGGCTGACAGTTCTGGTAATGTATCTTCTTGTAGCATTGAGTTAGATGATAGTGATGGGAGTTTAAAGACACTATTAAATACTTTAGAGATTGAGGGTACTGCATGTACGGTCTATCAATATTTTGATGAGTTAGTAACTCTAGACGATGCTGTTACTCTTCTTACAGGTAAGATTCTTGAAGATATTTCTTGGGACGAAGGACAAAGAACATTTAGTTTTACTATTGAGTCTATACAAGATGATGGTGAAGTAGGCTATACCATTGAAGAAGGATTTATTGATAATTTAAACCCTGATGTTGTTGGCGATAATATACCTTTATGTTTTGGTTCACCAATTTATGTTCCTGCTGTTCAATTAAGAAAAATACCGAGAGGAACATTAAAAAATGAGATTACTTATGGTGTACAATCTTTTGCTATTGATGATGGAGATTATTTCCCACAAGATGAAGAGATCGAGATAGATATAGATCATATTCGTTTTACCGGTAGTTTTAGTGGGGATGTCTTTACCCCAACAAGCTCTAATGATAATCACTATACAAATTTAACACCTGCAATAAGACCCGCTGAGAGTACAGACTCTGATACTGATTATACTACATTACTTTGGGTTGATGAGGGTATTCAATTAGAGGGACTCTATGTTATCGTAAGTAAATATGTCGCTGCGGCTGCTACAACATTTATTATGATTAATAAATGTATTAAACAAGAAGGCACGAAATGTACTTTTATTCAACCTTGGATGCCTAATTATACTGTAAGAGATAATGTTAACGCCGTAGTAAATACAACAGAACATAAGTTTAAAATAGAACACTCTGATACCATTTTATATGCAGCAGGACGACCAAGAACAGATTGGGCAGAAGAATATATTTATTTTATGGACTATGCAGTAACTAAAGATGCCTATGATGGTAAAATATCTGATGTACGTGTTCTAAGATATACTAAAACCCTAGAGAGCGATTGGAAACTACCCTCTGGTACTGAAGTTAAATTAGTTAGTAGCTATACAAATCTATTTGCCTGTAATTTAGTTAATTCTTTGCAGATATATGAAGTTATGGCTTACCGTGAAGTTGATGGTATAAAGAAATTAGTTTCTGTACCTTCATCTTACTATACTAAAAGCTTAAGTGACGTGCAGGGCGGTAAAACATTAACTACAATTGAGTTTGATACGGAACTAAGCTATAGAACCTGTGAGAAATGGGAACCTGACCAGATTTATGTAACATTGAAAAGCTCTATAGGTAGTAATATATCAGACATTATAAGATGGGTTATTGAAAATAATACTGATCTGTCTGTAGATAACACTTCATTTGCAGATGTTAAAACTAAGGTTGCAGATTATCCAGCTAATTTTGCTTTATTTACTACAAAAAATGCTATTGCTTTTTGTGAGGAAGTTGCATGGCAGGCTAGATGTGCTATATTGGTTAGTAATAATACAGTTTATTTAAAGTATTTAAGTGAAGTCCCTACAGGTGATTTTACTATTGATGAGGATTTAGTTGCCTCTAAGACATTAACTCTTGGTCACATGGGCATAGACAACTTAAGTACAAGATTAATAGGGTCATGGCGACCTAATTATCTACCTGATACAGAAGATAGAAAAATTACTTATAGCAATAATGAAGATGAATATGGTCTTAATGTATCCTCAGCAGATATGTACATATATAATGATGAGGATTTAGCTAAACTATCATTATATTTTTGGGGATATAGAGTTAGTAACTCATGGCGTACAGCTTCTTTTGATGCGTTCTTACAGGCTCTACCTTTAAATGCTTTTGATACCTTAACACACGATATTGCTATTTTAAGTACAAACACAATACGCGGGGATATAAACGAAAGTAGCCATAATTCAGATACAAATACAATATCTTTGACTTCTGTTTTAGCTTCTAAAGCTGGTGATGAGACTGACGATCAACCTATTGAAGATTTATATTATTGGTATGGTGATCCTGCTTACCCTGTTATAGAATCTGAGAACCCAATAACTGTTGAGGACCAAATAACAGGACGCGAAGAAGTTGATTACACTATTGATTGTGAGGACGAGTTATCGGCAGATGAAACAGGTACAGATAGTTTTGGTGATGAAGGTGGAGATGGAGGTGGGGCTAATAATTTAAGTATTGTTTGGACTAAAACTCCTGGTATTGTAGAGCGTGGAATTAATTTTGATCTTGAGGCTCAAATAATTAATAACCAAAATGTACTTCAAAAATTAAATTTTAATACTTTTGTAGCAAGTAACTTAACTGACATTAACGATGTAGATAACTTAGGAGGTATAAACTTTGTTGGTGGTATTTGGAATACAAATACAGCTAATATTGTAGGCGGCTCCGGTGTTGATGTAGGTAATACTTTTAATATTGCTGGTGGCGCTAATATTGTAGGCGCATTATCTCCACAGTTTACAGTAACAGATGAAAGAATATTAGAACTTACCATAACTGGACCTTATAATGTAACAAGAGAATCTGCTTTTAATGTTAGTATAACTAATGGTCCTGCTTTAGGTGTTTTTGATGTTGACTACAATGGTACAGACCCTCTTGATAAGTTGTTCGATGCTACCGGAGCTGAGGTTACTACTGTTACACTTGATGGGGCAGGGGCATGGTCAACAGCAGGTTGGTATATTAGTGGAGGTTCAGGTGAGAAATTTGGACGAATAACTTTTGTAGATCAAGCTAAAGTATATAAAGATAGCAGTACAGATGTATTTACTGTCGATGGTAATTCAACTTATAACTTAAGTATCGTAGAATATGATAGCACAGTAACACGGGGTGTATCGTTTAATCTTGGGGTGGAGTTAGTAACTCAAGGTGGCGACCACATTAACGGGAATGGTACAGTTTATTTATATTTACAAGAATCTACAACAGATGGGGATGATATTGACCCCGATACAATGACAATGCAAAATGGATGGGCGCACATCGCTACAACTATAGATGGGGGATCAGGCTCCGATACAATAACTATAGTAGCTGAACGAGCTAATACAAATAGTGATAGTGTTATTGTCACTGTCGATGAACCTTATTTAGTATTTACATCTGTACCTGATCTTGTATATAGAGGTGAGTATTTTGATTTAACAGTACAGGCTCAAGATGTAAATGGTAATATTTTAACTGTTAATCCAACGGTAGATTTAAGTATCAATACGGGCGATGTTTCTGATGCTTTTACGCCTTTATCAGTTAATTTAGTTGATGGTATAGGAGAGGTACCTGCAGGTGAAATAGATGGAGGTAGTGGGGATGATTTGACAACATTATTAGCAGAATGTACTGGCTACAGTGATGGTATCAGTGATTCTTTTAGTGTATTTGATGATGTAGATAGTTTTGGCATAGTTATTGCTACTTTTAATACACCTTCTATAGCTGTTGATAGCATAAATGGGTATGGATGTAAGATAGATAACTATGGAATATCATCTAGATGGTCAAATATTGCTGCTGATACAGGGCGAAGTATTGATCCTCAAGATGAGAGTTGGGGTACGTCCCCTGTAGGTTATGGATCACCGGCTCAAAAAGTTTATATAAATGGAGTATTAGTACATGATAATACAGATTCTCCACTTGGTACAAACTATTCTATCGAATATCAGAAATGGAAATGCCCTTTGATTTATGGTTTAGGCACTCCAGCATTAAAAGCAGGTGATGTTTTAACTTATAAGTTCTTAATCGCTGAGCCTAGTAATCCAAACTGGAAGACACCAACACTTATGCTATATTTGTATCAACTTCGTAGTACATTATATCCAACATCACCATCAGTTTTACTTGGTTCAACAAGTATTTTAGGGTCTGCCGGGTGGCAGACTGCGAGTTTCACTATACAGTAAAGGAGAAACAAATGGAAGGTTTTTGGGTTGAAATTTTAGGTTCTATTGCTGCTGTTTTAGGTACTATTTTAACTTATTTTACTACTAAAGCTATTAATTATCTTGTTAAGAAAATGAAAGCCACTGATGACCAAAAGAAAGCGTTTGATGCTCTTGCGGCGGGTATGGCAGAGGCACAAAATAATTTTATTCGTGATGCTAAAAAGGCTTCGGAAGATGGTCGTCTTACTAAAGAAGAGATTAAACAAGCAGAGGAAATGGCTCTTGAGCGGGCTAAAGAATTAGCAACTGGTCCTGTTAAAGATATTATTCTTAGTTGGGGTAAACAACAGATTAGTTCCTATATTAAGCAGATCTTAAATAAGGAGAAGAAATAATGGCAGTATTTAAACCAAAGAAGACACCAATAACAAAAGAGCAACGTAAAGAGCTAATTGAAAAGAGCAATGAAGCGATGAAGAATTTTAAACCCGCTCCAGAACCTAAACCTATTAAATCTGTTATTGAGAAGAAACCAGTAGCACCGAAATTAAAGCCTAAGTTAGTAACTCAACCAGTACCTAGACCTATCCATTTTGTTAGGCTTGAGCCTCCTAAGTTAGTAACTCAAGATTTACGTGGACGGGGTTCTGTAGAGTATCGTGGACGCGAGGATCGAGTATGAAATGGCTTATTGAATTATTAAGTAGTATTATACTTGACTTACTTAAGACACCAGCAAAGGAGATTCAAATTGAAAAAGCAGGTTCAGATATTGATTATAAGCCTGATGGTCTTGTTGATATTGACTGGATGCTCGATAGGTGTGAAGGAAAAAGTTAGAGTAGTTTATGTCCGGGTATTCAAAGAACCAGAAGAAACAAAGAAATTTATCCGTATTGCTACAAACAAAAAGGTAGCAGTAACTTTAATATCAGATTCTAAGGAGCCAATATCTACAACAATGGATTTAGGGGGTATGATAGTTAGTGATGAACAGCAATTTGCTCAGATACTTAGGGAGGCAAAGAAATGAGTTTCCGCAATATGCCAAATGGTGATCTTGTTGCGGTCGCTAGGGGGAAGCCACCGGCTCCCCCTAGCGGTTACTACCAAGATAAGAAATATCCATTAGTTTATCACCCAATCTTAGAACCATGTAAACATCGACGTTATATTGAGAAAAAGAAAGACTGTTGTAACATATTTATTAAGAGTCTATACTGTGGAGCTAAAGATAAGTTAATAACTCAAGAGGACTGTAAATCATGCGAATACCTAGAGAAATAACTTTATTAGGTAAAGGTCCAAGTCTTGATAATTACGAATATGAGATGTATACAGTTGGTATTAATGAGACTGCTTATTTTAAAGACTGCGATGCTGCTATAGCTATAGATTACCCTATATTAAGAAAATATCAAGAATACTTATCAAAAGAAATTTTAGTGTTTAGAAAACATACTCACATAAGTTATAGTTTCCCAAAAATGTTCTTAGTTGATTATGCTATTCATGCCCCTATAAAAGATTTAAGAGGAGGTACAGCATCAATATTTATTCAATTAGCTCATTTTCTCGGTGTTAAAACCATACATTTTTGGGGTTTTGATGCTGTTACTGGTACTGATTCAGGGTATGCAGGTAGTGTTATTGAACATAAAGCTCAAGGTACAAACACCAATAAATATAAGAGAATAAGTAATGGTATTGTTTCAACTTTAAAGAAGACAAAAATACAGCCAATATGGAGGCACTTATAATGCTCGGTGTAAGTATAGTTATTGCAACATATAACCGAGATCATTTACTGAAACTCGGATTAGAATCTATAGCCAGACAAGAATATCCAAACTTGGAAGTTATTGTCGTTAATGATGGTTTATCTGGTGATGCAGAGAACATAACAAAAGACTACGGATACACATATATTTACACAGGAGAGAGAAACTTAACAAAACCATTTTGGCGGTCAGCAGGTGTCGCTTTAAATATAGGCGCAACCAGAGCAACTAAAGAAGTTTTGATACTATCTTGCGCTGAGATGTACCACTTACAATATAACACTATTGAGTTACTAACTTATCCACTATATAACAATAAGAATCTATTATGTACTCCAAAAGGTAAAGATGATGTTACTGGACAATATCTACATAAATTACTAAGTACAGGTCACTCCGTACAAGAATTAAATAGATGTAATAAATTAAATACTAAGCTACCTTTCTTAATGGCTATATGGAAAAAATATTTTATTGAGTTAGGTGGTTATGATTTAGATTTAACTAAAGGTATGTCCTATGATGATGATGATATAGTTGATCGTTTATTACGATATGGGTGTAGTTATGAAAGAACACAAGCAGAGTGTGTCCATCTTTATCATAGTCGTAGTACACCAACTAAAAGAGACAAAGGTCGATACGAATATAATAAGAACTTATTTGAACAGCGTAAAGGTATTTTAATCAGGAATGGAGGAGCATTAAATGAGCAGTTATCTGTCAGCTAATACAGTACCTTGGAAACTTTTAAAGAACCCTAAAAGAATTAAGAGTCCGTATCACGTGCAATTTATACCTACTAATAGGTGTAATGGAAACTGTTCTTGGTGTTCTTGTAAAGGAGTTGATCGTCAACTTGAGTTAGAAACTCAAGAAGCCATAGATATTATTAACTATTTTGCGGAGCTTGGTACTCGCGCTATAACAATAACAGGTGGAGGTGAGCCAACTTTACACCGAGGCTTCGAGCGTATATATAACAACATTATTAGACATAATATTAAATCAGGTTTAACAACTAATGCTATACTTTTAAGTCAAGGGCGTTATGCAGGTATTTTAAATGATAATCTAACATGGTGTCGTTTATCTGTTACAGATACCGAGAGTGGTAACTACCCAATGGGGCGTTTAAGTGACTCTATTAGTTATTTACCTAACGTGGATGTCGGTATAAGTTTCACAGTTACAAGTAGTGTTAGCTTAGATACTGTTAAGGAAGTCTGTGTATTAGCAAAATGTTCAAGTAATGTTACTCATATCAGGTTTACACAAGATATTTTTAAAGCCGAAGATGAAGATAATATAGTAGCAATGAAGCGCGTAGAGAAAATGGCTAAACAAATTACAGACAAAGCTATTATTCAGTTCCGTAATACGCCTACAAAAGGAGCTAGAAAATGCCATATATCTAAAGTTAAACCAGTTATTAATTGTGACGGGTATATTTATCCTTGTTGTGGTGCTCAATATGCTATTGATGAAACACATAAAATGCCTAAAGAGATGCGCATGTGTTATTGGAACGATTTCGATATTACTCCAATTTTTAATGGAAGCATTTGTAAAATCTGTTACTATAATGATTATAATAAATGTATTGATAACTTAATATCTCCTATTGAGCACGAGGACTTCTTATGAGTTTGACAGTGGCTACACCTTGTTATAACCATGGTAAATATCTTGAGGAAGCTATTTTATCTGTACTTAATCAATCTTATGGGGATTATACTTATATCCTTGTTAATGATGGTAGTACAGATAATAGCCTTGAAATAATGAGAAAATATGAAAAATTAGATAAACGCATTAAGATTATAGATCAACCAAAACAACGTAATAAAACTTTTGGATTGAATAAAACTATTAAAGGAGATTATTGGCTGTGGTGTCCTGCTGATGATAAACTAAAACAAGATTGCATCTTACATAAAATGGAGCATATTAAGAAATACCCATGTGTAATATATAATTATAATTATGATTTAATAAATCAATATGGTGAGTTAACTGGTGTTGTTAATATGAAACCAAAAACAAATGAAGAATTTTGGGATCATGTTTGGCACAGTTGTGAGATTGCTTTCACTGGGGCATTATTTGATTGTCGGGTATTTAATATTGTTGGTGATTTCCCTGAGGACGAGGATATTAGTGAGGACTTCAAATGGATGCTGAAAGCTTGTATCTATAAAATCCCGTTTATTGGTTTACACGATAATCAGCACTATAAGCGTAAAAATCCGGAGTCGGTGACCGCCAAAAATATTGATATTATAGCTGAAAATACTGCTAGAATAAGGAGAGAAATTTGCAACTCAGTAGGACTGATCGACTGATGTGGCATATACTTAAACTCAATATTGTTATAAGTCCAGAGCAAGGATTTATGTACGCTAAAGCCCCAAAAACGGCGGGAACATCTATTTACCGTAAAATCATGGAGAAGCATATTCCAGATGTGTTCTTGCTAGACAATAATAAGAAATGGATCTTCAAAAATAGGAAACAAAAACTATATAAATTTACAGTTGTTAGAAACCCTTGGGGCAGATTAGTTTCAAATTTTACATACTGTAAGAAATTAAAATACGCCCCAATACCATCAACTTTCAGTGATTTTATTACTTTCTTAGAGGACGGTAATGGTACTACAAATTTAAAAGCTCACTGTAGAACAATACATGAATATTTTTTATTTGAAGGTGAGCAATGGGTAGATCGTATTTACTTTTTTGAATGTTTGGTATCAGAGTGGCAACATATAAGGTCAAAAGTTAATAACTTACCAGAAGTGTTGCCACTATCAAATAAAAGTAATCATGCTAATTATCGACAATACTATACTGACAATGATATTGATAGAGTTTATGTGATGTATAAAACTGAGATCGACTACTTGGGATATAGCTTTTAAAGGAGAGAGATTTGCGCGCAATACTTTGTTGGGGAAATTCAAAATTAAGTTGGTTGCGGTACATGACACTATATAGTTTAAGGAAATTTAATCCAGATTTAGATATTACACTATATCGTTATGATGGTAGCACTGAAAAACAATGGAAAGATGATGTTGAACAGGATTTTAATGGTTATGACGGTATCGACTATATGGATCGTGTACCTGAATTAAATATTAAAATTGAGAATTGGGATTGTGAGCTAGAAGATGCAACATTATCACATAAGAGTAATATCCTTAAGTGGCAGATGTTAGGGCAAGGTGATTGTATTTATTTTGATATGGATATTTTATTCTTACGGGATATACAACCTGTTATTAAGTTACTAACTCAAGGTAATACAATGTTATGTATAGATGAGTGGTTAATGATTGGGGTCTTAGGTTCTATAGGTAAAAACGTATTCTTTAATACTGCTTATCAGAACTGTTCTAGGGTCTTTGATAAAAATAGATACCAGAGCCTAGGTGTTGAGAATCTATATACTATGCTCTATGGCGGTTTTGCTCACAATACTGATGGTACTATAAATTGGGACTATATTTTTAAGCAAGATATTAAAAAAGATATTGAACATTTATTTGGTGTTACTGTTGCTAATTTACCTAAAGATATGTTCTATAGATATGACCATAAAAACATTGATTGTATTTACGGGACTGAGGATGTTGACGTTGGCGGTATGGTTGGTTTACATTGGTATGGTGGTCATATTGCTTCGCAAAGATTTAATAATAACGTATATGAAGATGCTTTTATCTATAGAAAAATTAAGGAGATACTGTGATACCCAAAAGACTAATATTCTTTTGGGCAGGGACAAAAATGTCTTGGTTACGGTATATTAGTATTTATTCAGCTTGGTATTATCATCGTGATTATGAGATTAAACTCTATTATACCTCAGATGTTGATAATCAATCTCTGCCTGAACGTAATGATTTATGTGGCGAGAACTATTTTGATAGACTTAAAGAGTTAGGTATTATTATTGAGGAGTACGAGATTCTTCAAAACCCAGAACGAACAAAAAGAGGGTGGAAATATGTAGCCCCTGCTCAAACTTGTGATATACTGCAATGGCATAAATTATATGAAGAAGGTGGGATATTTTGTGATTCGGATATTATATTCTTAAGACCTATTAATGAGGAGTTACTAACTCATGATATTTTAACCTGTTTTAAACGTTATTATACTGTTGGGTTCTGGGGAGCTAAGCCTGATACTGAGATGATGCTAGATTTTTATAGTAATGCTTTCTTCACTTTTGATGAAGATAATTATCAGACAGCAGGTGTTACCAATATTCAAAGTGTTACAAAACAAAAGCTTAGCAGCCTTAGTGGGCATAAGCTTAAAGATTTAGTTATGAGCTACCCTGATCTAAGCATTTTTAATCTGTCTTTCGATTCTTTTTACAGATGGGATTATAATAATCTCGACAAAGTTTATGAAAGTTTCGAGGCAATTAAAGATAATCAAATAGGTATACATTGGTATGGCGGTCATGTTGACAGTAAGAAGTGGATTAAGTTACTAACTCAAGATAATTATAAGTCATTTAATAGTACACTCTGTAATGCTATAAGGAGAATAACATGAAGGTCTGTGCGTTTTACACAATAGGTACACCTTATGAAGAGCTTGTTGCTCGTTTCAAATTGAGTGCTTTAAACAATAGTATCAAGCCTTATATTAAAGGTTACGAACCTCAAGGGTCTTGGGAATTAAACTGTGGTCTTAAGCCAACTTTCATTAAAGAATGCCTTGAGAAGTTTAAAGAACCTATTCTCTATGTAGATATAGATGCGACATTTGAAGCCCCTATTGATGAGTCTATTATGGATGGTGATATATGCTTATATAGACTACAAGATAAAGAAGTATTAAGTGGTACATTATATTTTAAATACAACAAGAGAACATTAGCTTTCCTTGATAAATGGATTGAGAAACAAAAAGAATATCCAATGATGTGGGATCAACGGACATTAAGTAAAACATTATTAGAGTCTGATATTAAGCAAGGCAAACTCCCTGCTACTTATTGTAAGATTTTCGATATTATGAAAAAAGTCAGTGGCGGTGTTATTGTTCATCACCAAGCTTCAAGGCGGCTAAAGAAAGTTGTTAAAGATGTTATAGAGCCAAAACCTATTGTATCTATCGAAGAGAAAGAAGAGGTTGTTATACCTAAAGAGGTTCGTTTTGCAGCTAATGGTCTTATGTTTATGGTACGCAATAAACGTGATGCTGTTGAATATATGGATAAACATTTCCAGCGTGTAACTAATGAACTAAAATGGTATCCAAAGATTGAGGCGACTGATTTCAAAAAATTTAAAGAGAAATATAAAAATAAGATCTGTAATATTATTGGGAAAGGTTCTAGCCTTGATTTACTAACTCAAATCGATAATGATGGTCCAATTATTTGTTTAAATGAGTCGATACATTATATTGAGGGGCTAGGTCTTAAGAACCCAATCTATTGTGTCCAACAGGATACCCGACTACAAGGCTCTTGTGAGCCTAAAGAAGGCTTCTTATTTGTTAATGCCTTAGCGAAACGTTTTTACAAAGATTTTGACAATAAGTATATTTATGTTGCTGGATCATTAGGACTTAAAGATACTTCTTTATCAGTTTGTGTGGCTATTGAGATTGGTAAAATATTTGGATGTAAAGAATTTAAGCTTTACGCTTTTGATGCCTGCACAAATAAGACCCTTAATTACGCTAAAGCTATTGGCTATGATTCTAAAAAATATGGTGACCCAAGTAGATTCTTGAGCCACCACGAGATTATTGATAAACAGCTTGAAGGCTGTAATTACGGGTACGTAAACATCTCAACCAAACGCTTATAGACAAGAGAGGTATTAATAGCATCATCTAAAGCTGTATGAGCCTGACGCTTAGGTAACTCTAATGCAGCTACCATTTTCTGTAAGTTTACTTTATCAAAGGGGCGGACTTCTCTACGGAAGTCTGCCCTATCATTTAGAAGATTAGCAGCGATCATACTATCCCTATAATGGTAATGGAAACAATCATTATAGGTAGTAGGACCAATCCATTTAGAAATAAAGCCCATATCAAATTGGTAGTTTTGACCGAGAGGTATAATACGTTTATTCTCCCCAATAGGTAGCTTCTGGAACCAAGTATCAAAAAGATCAGCAGCTATATCTTGATCTGTACCTCGGTTAATAGCTTCTGCTAATGAGACTTTAGCCACCCTTAAAGCTGCAGGTTCTACATTATCAATAAGTTCAGGTTTCAGATACATATGAAAAGGCATTATACCTTTATATGGATCTAAACAAGAATCTAAAGGTAAAATACAAACCTCAATAATTTCATTTTTCTCACAATCTAAACCTGTTGTCTCTGTATCAATAGCACAAATAATATTACCCCATGTCTTAATCATCTGTTACCTTTCTAAACCCTATTGAGTTACTAACTCCAACGTGTTTCATCTCGTAACTATAAAGTTCTACATTATAGTAATTCCCTTCAACAAAATAACCACATTCGTAAGTTCGGCAGTTTCCTTGGGTGATACGTATAGCATTAATATGCCCTATGTTTTCACCAAACTCTACCTTGTCTCCGATATTATATTCCCTATCTGTCGCGTGACATAAACTACATCGACCATCAGTACCTAGATTTTCTGTCTCTACTCCACATTGTTTACAGGTCACATTATTCCTCCTGCGATAATTTTCTTAAACTAATCAATGTCCTCGCTTGCTCCGCACTTTCACAAACAGCAACTCGTCCGGTAAAATGCTCCTCGTATTTAAGTGGCTCAACAGTGCGACGCCACGGGATCATCTCAAATTCTTTCATAAGAATCAACCTATCGTGCCCACAGTTATTACATTTGTAATTCTTTCGTGTTATGCTCATGTCTTTCTCTCTCCACCGGCTTTAAGTTCTGTTTGTAATACATCTTGAATCATGCATATGCCTTCTTTGTAATACGTTGGGAATAAAAGCCTCAACAACCATGGAACTTTTTGCGAAAGAAAGCATTTCTTCCCGTCGGAAACATAACACTTTTCATGTGCCTTCTGAAGTTTGCACCTGTCTATCCGTATAGCAAGATCATTAGGAAATTCAAGCATCATCCCTCCCGTCCCGCTTGGGCTATCGGGTCAACCCTTCCCGCCTTCTTAAAAACAGACTCCCGAAACACATGGCACATTGCAGACAAATCATCTGCCTCCACTGCCGAGAGAGGGTACGATTTCCCATCTTCCTCAACATCAATAACAAAGTTCGGTGTCTTGAACGGTTTCAATTCAATCTTCACGTGCATCACTTCACCTCCTCGCCCGCTTGGGCTTTAGCATTTTTTATAGCACAGTCAATCCAGATATTTCCTAGGATTGCCTCGTGTACATAACCTGTTGTTTTATGTACGTTAGTTTTATATTCTTCTGCTTCTGCGATAAGATACCTTATAGCACTAATAATATGATTATTTTCTTCCTGTAACTGTTTAACTTCTGCTTTTAGTTTAGTGAGTCTTTGAAGATCTTCATGCCAGCACTTCGTAGTCCTTAGCAACGCAACATCTTTCTTTCTGCACTGTTCTTTATAGTCTATCTCTTCTCTCTGTAGCAACCTTCCAATAAATCCCATTACCCCTCCCCGCCCGTCTGGGCTTTATACTTAGTCACAAGCATATCTACTAGAGCCACCCAATCGGGTCGATCACCGGGATGCATCTTGTTCTTGAAGGCAACAGCCAATTCCAGCACTGGCAGCATTAGGTTTATATCTGCCTTCAACCGCTCGATCTCTTTGTCTTTCTCTTCTATTATCAAAACAGCATTTTCGTCTGACTCTAGACTCTTGTACTTCCAAAACTTTAACCGTTCCTTCAACCGCTCGATCTCTTTGTCTTTCTCCGCTGTCGCTTGGGCTTTCTTGTTTTGCATCTCCTCCTCTAGAGTTGGATAGGCATACGTCCCCTTTTTTAGTGCCTCATAGAGATCCTTGCAGATGTTCATATTAGCGTTGAACTCCTGTAGGAATTGTTTATACACCATCTCCCTGATTTTTTCTATCCCATATTTCACAAGAGTGGGGCATGGTTCTTCTTGGATGTGATTCAAGAGTACCTGTATCTGTTGCATGACATTGTTCATCTGTTTCTGTGAATTTTGATGAGCTTCTTCAAACGAATTATTCATTAGTCTCTCCCATCATTTCTCCTTAACTAAAATATCGCATTGTTCATCAATAGAGGCAATAATGTTTTGAGCATGAGAGCGTATTCTTTTTAAAACGGCATTAAGTCTACTAATTTCCTTCATAGCTGTCATATATCCTTCACATTGAGCTTGAGCATCAATAGCTAACCTCTTAATAGCTTTAATATTTTTACAGGTCTCACAAATACATACTCTTGGGTTCTCAAAATAAGGTTCTATCTCATTTGGGAAAACTGATTCACACACATCACAAGCCCACTCATCTTTTGATCTCATTATTCTTCTCCTTCTAAGTTAGTAACTCTATAAGTAAGATTATTGATAGTAACTAAATCACCAATTTTAAACTCCGCATCCATCTCAAACTTGATATAGCTATTAGTAGCCCTCATCCATTTTACATTTTCGGCTACAATACTAAATGCTGTAGGTTTATAATCTATAGGTTTAAGAGTCACTATCATTTTGCATCTCCATCCATAACATAAAGAGTATACAACAAGCCGCATGAGCTAAATGAGATAAACCAGATTCTGCATCTATTTTTTCTTTAGCTGTTAAGTGGCGCATACACGCCCCAAAATAACGCTCCTTACTGATTTTCTTCCAGTTGTCTGGGGCATATTTCTTAGCTCCAAAAGTCAAGACTTTAACAATCTGACGTAAAGCACCATAGGGCATTAGTTCCCATCTATCTTTATCTTGATCGTGCTTGACTCCTTCTTGAGTTACTAACTTATTTTCGCTCATTTTATTTCTCCTTTATATACTTGTATTCTTTCATAACTACCTTCATCAGACCAAAAAGCATATATCCTAGCTTGCGGGAACATTTCATCCAACTTCTCATATATAGGAATAGGTGGACTCCAAGCTGTCTCAAACTTAATATCAATCTGTTGTACATCTTCATATAAGACATGTATATTACCATAAGAGTTCCACTTGGTTCCCCACCTCAAAGTGCACCAATCATACCAGTTATCTGCACCATATTTTTCTTCCCATGCTCTTAAGACTTTCTCGGGTACTGGCACAATTTCCCCATCTGTTTCATACCGTGATGTTATTACCTGTCCATTCACATTACAAGACCCAGAACAAACACCATCAAAAACTTTAGGTTTTTCTACAATACTATTAAAATCCATATGTTTTTGGTCATTAGGTATAAGCAGCTTTTTAATTTCTTTTAAAGTTTCTTCGCAATAAGAAAAATAGAGATAATATTAGTTGTATTATTTGGCATTATTTTATTTCTCCCATAGCCCAAGAACCCTGTTCCTCAAGTATAGTAATATTACTTAAAGAGCTACAATTCACACCAATAAATTTCTTCTCTTCATATACAATAATTTGAGATAAGTCGTTATTAAAAGCGTACATTAACTGCTTATATTGTTCCTCCCCTAAAGAGGATAATATATTTTTTATATTAGACATATATATTCTCCCCATTCTCGTAAACTAAAACATTATTTTTACAAACAATCTTTTTTCCTCCTTGAGGAGGCTCTTTATCAGGTTTTAGGACATCTTTAACCCAAATATTACCAATATAAATTTGATTATTCTTAGCTGACCTGCCTTTTGGATATTGCATACTTAGTTCTTTACCCATACGTTGCTTAGTCCAATCCATAATATCATCAGGATCAGCCCATTGCCTAAACTCATCCCACAATACCCCATATTTTACTGCTTGACCCGGAATATAAACGCATTGTTCTCTAATAAATTGCTCAAGAAGGCTTTCATTAAGTACGCCCGCCCTTGTTTTATCGTCAGTATGAATAACTGGTATACGTAAACGACCATTTGGAGTTGGTAACTCAAGATTTAAACAAGATGCTAAGAAATCAGATGCTTCATGTTCAAGTTTAGACATTAATTTAGACTTCGGTATAAGGTCAATAGGGTCAATAGGATCAACATATACCATTGTAATACGTGTATCCCCTGTAAAAATAGGGCAATACGTATAGTCATTTGCACACTGCACCCAGTGGGTGGTGTTTGTTGTGTGATAAAGCTCCTTATACAAGGCTCTAATAGGTAATTCTTTAGCTGTGACCCAATCTTTAATCCTATTATAAGCCATTTTACTGACTGACAAATTAACTTCCTCAACTACGCACAAAACTGCTGTAGCTAATTCACCATTAAAACCATTTTTATCTGTTAAAGCTGTATCAGCACGAATAACACCTTTAGTTACAAGCAAATTAATTGCTTCATGGAACGTGCTTTTCCCGTTATCCTGTGGACCATAGAAGAAAAGATAAGGTAAAGGCTCCATAGGGTCTTTAAGTATTGCTGTTATCCAGCACATCAGATACTCGCCACCTTTTACAATACCATTTGCTTTACACCAACCGTCTTTAAGGACAAAATCATCGAGATTTTTACCACAGTGATTAAGAACTTTATCCCATGTTGGATGAGTTAGTAACTCACTTTCAACGGTCGGAGCAATCCTGAGTTGAGGTGCGCCACGGTTCCACTGCCGATCACCTAGATATTCAGGCTGAAAAGGACGATTAATTATTTTCCAAGATTTAAAAATATTAGAGCCTAGAGCCGTTTTAACGTCTTTAGTGTTCAAACCCAGAGATTCTAAAGCTACTTTAACGTGTTGAAAAGGTTCTGTACGCCATTCAGAACCCACATTGACCATCCAACCCTGATCTTTACCTGATTCAGACGTTAAATGCCTAATTATTTCGTCATAATTGTATGTTTCTTCGCCTATAGCCTCGTAAGAATTAATATTAAAGATTCTTTTCCATTTATTTTTCTCTAATAACCACCCTTGAGGGGCAGAATCTCGGTCATTACGCTCAACTTCAACAATAATACGCTTACCATCCTTATGTTTTTTGATTACTGTAGGTCTACCACCCATCCAAGTTGGTAACTCAGCATTAGCACCCAACATTCCTATAGCCTGAGCAGCTAATTCTCCATGTTGAAAGACAAAATTACCATTTTCATTCTCAATACCTTCATAAAATGATGCTGCACACTTCAAGTCTGGGTCTTTATTCAAATAACAACGTGTCCAACCAAGTCCATCTTGATCCCAAGAGCTATGTTCTGCTACTCCTTTAGTATAACGGCGTATAGACCATGCTCCATTGCGTAAAGGGAAAGCAAAACAGTTAATATCTGCTCCTTTATCCTTGCCAGAAGAGATCGTATCGAACATTCCCCTCATTTGCAGCGTCTCATGAGCCTCTTTAAGGTGGATTGTATGGGTTACAAGCATACCATTATCGGTATCCCACCACCAAGCAGCGTTATTTTCTTGTAACCAGTCAATTAATTTAGTATGAGCAGCGTCTAAAGTTGTTTCACTCTGTAAACTTGTCAAATTTTCAAAAGATTCCTTTTGTTTTTCAGTCAAAAAGTTAGGTAAAATCTTTTGAGTCTTATTTAAGACAACATCAAGATGGTCACGCCAGTTTGGAGGTATATTTTTAAGAACCTCACCTTGACTTATTAACTTAAGACCATCAGTTCCTGCCATTTTTCTATGCCAAACCCACATATTACCGCCGCATACATCTACTTTTGTAGAAAAATCAAACCCAGTCTCTGCTGATAATAGTCCAATAACTGCACGAGCTAGAGCTGCATGCTCAGTATGGTTCGCCGTAGGAATATCATTTAAAAAGACATATAAATGTAGACCGGAACCACTTGTGGACTTACGTACTGTTACCCAAGGGATCTTTTGAGCTGTTTTCTTAACCTCATTCATCTCTGCGGGCGTAAGTTTCTTTTTGTGTTGGTCGCTATGTCCTATAATAGCATCAAAATCAAAGGCTACCCATTTGGAGACTTTGTTTTTCCAGTCCCAACCAGTCATTCCAATACCTTCAACGTGAGTTACTAAATCAAAATTCATAGGTGAATCGGTATATTCAGGTTCGGTTTTAGCTTTCCATGGTATACGAAAAGCTTTCCAAGTCTCTAAGCCATCTGTCCAACCTACCCAATCCCTACCTTTAAATTGCCCAGAGACACGTTCACCACATCCTTGGGCAACATTTACTTGGCATTCCATATTAAAATTATACAATTCTGCTAAATCTGCAACTGTTTTTACAGTCAAAAACCTCTTAATTGCCTCTGTTTTCATTGGTCTTGTCATAAAATCCCCTTAAGTTAATAACTCCAAGAATGTTATTTAAGTAGTTACTCAAAAATATTTCTTGAGTTTGAGTAAATAAATCTATCTCTCCCGCCTATATATAATGTATAGCATATAAGAGGGCACAAGTAATATCTTGTAAGTCCTTATATACCAAGGACTTGGAGAAATTTTTTCATCCACTTTTTCCGTGACTGTAAGTCCTTATATATCAACGACTTATAAACTTACTAGATATAGCTATTTTTACCTCACTACTATAGGGGAAAAATAAATTTATAGTATATAGAGAGAGGTTTCGCCAGATTCTGGTAGTTCTTACAACCCTATGATATATAAGGACTTATAATATCAACTTTTAGCTTGCGTTTAAGTCGTTGATATATAAGGACTTAAAAGTTTTATTTTTCATTTCACTATGACCCGCTTATATGCTATTATATAGTATACGGGAAGGAAATTGGATTTAGAAGATATATTTACTCAAATAATTTATTTAAGTTATTACTCAAATAAGTAAATAAAGTTAGTAACTCAAGCGTGACTGTTATTTAATTGCCTTCCTCCTGTAGTTACGCTTGAGTTATTAACTTAAATCGAATATGGGCGGTACTATTTGTCAGTTCACTAGGGGAGACCCGCCGCCCATTTTATTTAAAGAGGAGTTACTAACTTGACTTTAACAGAATGGATAAATTATGAGACTCTCTACTCAATGCACTGGATTTGTCCTTCCGATTATGAACTAGAATATTGTAGAGTTATTGCTGTAACAGGTGAGGTACAATATAAGTTTCCGATTTGTGAGGTAGGACGTAAACCTTGGATAAGTAACTAACTCAAATATCTATGTGGGATACTTGGGATAACATAAAAAGAGTAGTTAACAAAAGGAGAAGTAGAATTATGAGTACAGGTGAAGTTCGTTTTGTTCCGACCGCTACCATTCGTGAGAACCCCGCAGCCCTTCGTAATGTGGATGTTGAATCTGAAAAGTTTGAGCAACTTAAAGATTCGGTCGCCCGTGAAGGCATTTTGAACCCTCCTCTCGGTGTCGATGCGGTTGATCCTGAAACGGGTGAACAGTATGTTGGTCTGGTTGATGGTTTGCAACGTACCACAGCGGCGAAAATGGTAGGACTCAAAGAGATTCCTATGCTTATCAAGGATTTTGATGAACAGCAGATTCTTACTGCTCAGATCATTACGAATATTCAGCGCATTGAGACGAAGCCTGCCGAATATGCAAAAAGTTTGCAGCGTCTTCTCGCCCTGAACCCGACCAAGACTCTTACTGAATTTGCTCAAGAGTTGTCGGTAAGTTTGGGATGGTTGCAGGGTCGTTTGAAGTTGACGAATCTGGCTGAAAGTATTCAGGCTCTTGTCAATGACGGTAGCATTACCGTGACCAATGCTATTCAGCTTGGTAAAATGCCCGAAGATGAACAGATGAATTGGCTCGAAGCCGCGCAGACTGAGAGTCCTTCTGAGTTCGTTCCGAAGATTACTGCCCGTATCAAAGAGATTCAAAAGGCTAATCGCGAAGGTCGTGAAGCCAAGACTCTTACGTTTGAGGATGTGGTCAAGCCTGTTCGTCGTAAGCTCGACGAAATTGTGTCTGAGTTAGAAACTCAAACTGTCGGCGCTTCGCTCTGTAACAAGTTGTCTCTTTCGACAGCGGAAGAAGGATTCAAGCTTGGTCTTGAATGGGCAATGTCGATGGACCCCGATACGCTTGAGGTCAAACGGGCTGAATGGGAACAGAAAAAAGCTGAGAAGGAGGAACGTAAGGCGAAGCGTAAGGCTGAACGCGAAGAGCGTAAGGCTGAACTCGCCGCGGCTAAAGCCGAAGAAGCTGGAGCATAAGTTAATAACTCATAAAAGGATAAGACATGGCAGAAAATGAAGTAGCACTAATTAGTGGTTTAACACCTGCAATCAGTGAGAAAGAAGTCCAAGAAGAGATTAAGAGTGGTGATTGGCTTTCTCGTATTCAGATCATTGACCCGAAATCATCTTTCGCTATGGAAGGTAAAGTCGGTCAAGGTAATTTTGCTCTTGTCCACAGTAAGGATGAAGCTGATGATCTGACAAATGAAATTGATTGCATCATTATGGACGTTCGATGGAAAGCTCTTGACATTTCTAACAGTGAAGAGATCATTAATGTCTATGATAAAGAAGCCGATGAATTCAAACGGATTCAAAGTGAATCTGAGATTAAGGACTCTGGTTGTATGTGGGGTATGGAGTTCTTGATTTGGATTGCTTCTGTTGGCAAATATGCAACTTATTTTTGTTCAAGTAAGACTGCTCGGCGTGAAAGCAAAAATATCCATCGCCTTATTGGGTATCCCGCGACACTTCGTACAGAACTTATTAAGACTAAGAAGTATTCTTGGTTCGGACCGAAAGTAGTATCTTGTACTACTCCTTTTGATGTTCCTCCAAAAGAGGAACTTGTAGCAGAAGTGGAAAAATTCCGTAAATCATCTGTCAGCGATGAGGTGGCAGGAGATACAGAGGAACGGGAACGATAGGCACAAAACGGGGCGGTGAGTTAGTAACTTACCACCCCATTTTCTAATAAGGTGAAAAATGGATATAGTCTGTTTGGCAAAAACTAAAATAAACTGGACAGACTACATAGCCTTATGTAAGATGAAAACAGGCTCTGCGCCTACAAGACAGTTAGATAAATCAAACATAAAATTAATAGAGGATCTCGCTTTAATATCTTCTTTAAGTGAATTAGCAGGTAAGAATTATACACCTGTTAATGCCGTTCAAAAGAGCGAGATATTTCTTGATTCTATATTCTTAGCATTTTTGGTCTTTGATTTTGATACTAACATTTGTGGAACTTTAAATTGTTTTAAGTTACTAAATCAAACAATACTGTTATCTGGTACTTTAAAACAATGGAAAGACACAATAGTATTTAATCTTACACCTGAACAAGATAAAGATCAGCGCGAACTATTTGGACGTATACTTGTCTTCTTAGAGTCTAATGGGTATAAACTTATTTTTAATAAGTACAGTAAAAATACATTAAAAGATGGGACATTTACATTGGAGAGCAAATGAGTAAAGAACTAACTAAATTTAGAGTAGGACGGCGTTTAGTTAAAGGTTACTTGGATTACCAAGATAACCGTGTCTTTATTTATACACCATATAATAAAGCACTACTTGCTGAGATTAAAGCGTTCCACGATGCTAGGTGGCACGGCTTTGAAGACCCTCCTATTAAGGCTTGGTCTATACCTCTCACAGAACGTAATAAGTTCCAACTTGAGTACCTTACTGGTGGTAACCCATACATTAAATATGACCATTATATTAAAGAAGCAAAAACACATGAAATTATTTATCCTGAATATAATCATCAAACTGAGTTAGTAAATCAAGCACTCTCAACTAACTATTGTATTTGGGCTGCGGAGATGGGAACAGGAAAAACATTATCTGCTTTGATCTTAATGATTGAATCTGGTATTAAAGATTGGTGGTGGTTCGGACCGAAATCTGCCCTATACTCCGTCAAACTTGATGTTCTTAAGTGGAAAAGATGGGCAGAAGAACATAATGTCCCTAAAGATAAGTACCCTGTTATGCCGGTCTTCAATACTTATAATGCTTTAACAAAAATAATGAAGAACTGGGAAGATGGAGATAAAGCCCCTCAAGGTGTTATTTTTGATGAATCTTCAAGACTCAAAACACCAACAGCACAACGTTCTAAAGCTGCTCTCGCTCTTGTAGATGGTATCCGAGAAGACTGGGGCGATGAAGGTTATGCCATACAAATGACTGGTACGCCCTCACCTAAAGCACCTACAGACTGGTGGTCACAATGTGAGATTGCTTGTCCTGGGTTCCTTAAAGAAGGGAATATACATAAATTTAAAAATAGGCTTGCTATTGTTGAGCAGCGTGAAAACACAATTATTGGTGGGACTTATCCTCATTTAATTGCTTGGCGTAAAGGTGGAGATATTTGTAATGTATGTGGTCTGCCTGAATCTGCTCATACTTTAGATGAGTCTACTGTTGCTGATTATCATCCATTTGAAAAAGCGGATAATGAGGTAGCTAAGCTCTATAGACGTATGCAGGGATTGGTAGAGGTTCGTTTTAAAAAGGACTGTACTGATCTACCTGATAAGATTTATCGTGTTATTGAATGTAAGCCTTCGGTACAACTACAACAATATGCCCGTACAATCTTACAGACTGCTCCGCGTGTTGTTACAGGTCTTATGATGTTGCGAGAATTAAGTGATGGTTTCCTTTATCGTGATGAACAAGATGGTACAAGTGTTTGTACTGTTTGTAATGGTAGAGGTAAACGTCCTCAAGAAGTCTTAAAAGGGGGTTATGAACTTCTTGATACTGGTAACATACTTGAGTTAGAAACTCAAAAAGAATATACAACAGCAGATAATACTACTAACTTCTGGGAAACAGTTGAGGATGCTCTTTGTGATGGCTGTGGTGGTAGTGGTAAAGTACCAAAGTATAAGAGAGAAACTAAAACGATCCACTCACCTAAAGAAGATGTTCTTAATGATTTATTAGATGAGTTTGAAGAAGCAGGTCGAGTAGTTATTTATGCTGGTTTCCAAGGCTCTCTTGATAAGGTTGAAGCTATCTGTAAAAATAAAGGTTGGATAACTTTAAGAGCCGATGGTAAAGGGTGGAAAACAAGTACTGGTTCAGTTGAAGATATCCTTCAAGCAATGGATCAATCCCACCCAGACCGTGAAAAATATGTTGAACTTTATGACAAAATAGCCTTTATTGGTCAGCCCGGCGCAGCAGGTATGGGGCTTAACTTAACAGCATCACCTGTCATTATTTATTACTCTAATGATTTTAATGCTGAGAACCGTATACAAAGTGAAGACCGCGTACACCGTTCTGGTATGGATAAGAATCGCGCACCAACAATTATTGACATTATTAATTTGGAGTCTGATAAAAAGATTCTTGAGAATCTACAAAATAAACGTGAACTTCAAGAAATGTCAATGGGGCTATTTAAAACTATTTTAGATGAAGAAAAAGAAAGACTTACTTATGGAGATAGTATTTCCACTTAATAATAACAAGTATTATAATACTCATTATAGGTATGTATTAAGTATTTTTAATGCCTTCCCTGATACGAACATAGTTTTTGAGCCAGTAGAATACTTCATTGTTGGGGTAAATGGTAAAAGATGCTTATTTGATTACAGTGATTATTTTGATATTGCAGGATATAATCCTAGAAACTTTGATTATGTTTTTAAGTTCCATAAACACTATGATGTAATGTATCCTGATAATGTTCTACCTTTCCCACCAATAAGCTTTTATAACTGGGATAAATATTTGTATAGTAGCATACAATATGCCCCAAATAAAGCAGGCATTTCTATGCGCCAGAAGAGCTATGGTAATGCTAGAGAACGCCGAAACATTGTTAGAGATATGTTGGTTAAAGAATTCGGTTCAGAGGTTAGAACAAGCATTTTAGAGCAAGACCTATATTTCTTAGAGGTTGAAGATATTTTCTTAGGGGTGTTTGTTCCGGGCGCTCAGGAAAATATGTTAGATCGTGGTCAGTTTCAATATATGGCTTATGGTGTTCCAACAATAAGCCCTATGATACCTGAGTTACTAACTTATGATATTAGGTTCCAAGATGTAGAAGACTATATTGCTTGTAGAAATGATTACAGTGATTTAATCGACATTATTATCGAAGCGAAAAAACAACCAGAGTTTATGCAGCAAATGGGGAGTAATGCTATGGTAAAATTTTTAGATACATCAACACCTATTAATCTTTATAGGTATTTTAAGAAAATATTTGGAGAATAAAATGAAAAAGATTGAAGTTATTAACTTAAAAGATATTTTGGCTGACGAAGCATTTAACTGTCGTGGCCGTATTATGGGTACAGATGTTATTGACCTATCTAAAGATATTGAAGAGAATGGTCTTGATAGCCCTGTTACCATACAGACTTGGGATAAAGACGGCTATAAATACCGTCTAGTTGCAGGGTTCCGGCGGTTCATGGCTCATCGCGTCCTTAAGAAAGAAAATATTGAATGTATTGTTCGTGAGTTTACAGATGAAAAAGAAGCACGACTCATGAATATGCGTGAAAATATTATACGCAAAGAGTTGAATATCTTGCAAGAAGCTAAATCTATTAATCGTCTTTTAGCCATGGGTATGGGTATTAAAGCTATTGCTAAAGAGTTCTCACGTTCAGTAACTTGGGCACAAGTTCGTAAGGATTTGCTTGATCTACCAGAAGAGATTCAAAGTGAAGCAGCAGCAGGGCTATTAAATCAAAAACAAATTAAACAGCTTTGTAAGTTGCCAACTAAAGATATGCAATATGCAGCTACAAGAAAAATTAAAGACGCTAAATTCCGTGGTGATGATATGCCTCGAATAACACCTAAAGTAAAAGAAAGTTCTCATGTTAAACGTCTACGGAAAAAGGTTGAGATCTTTTATATGCAAATGCACATCCAGAAAGCAATTAGTAATAACATTGGTACACGTTGTTTAGCTTGGGCAGCAGGGGAGATTAGTGATGCAGAGATTTTCAATGAAGTTGAAAAAATAGCGCAAGATAAAGGTATATCCTATATTAAGCCAACTCATAGTGTTGCTACTCTTGTAGACCATGACCCAAGGGGGTAAGCTATGAAAATTGAAGAGTTATCAAATAAAGAACTATATGAAATATATTCTTACTACTTCATGGAACGGCTACCAAAAGGAGCAAAAATATCAAAAATGGCTCACGGTACATCTAACCATGAAGTGACATGTATTTATACAAAAGATAATAAACAATACTTTACAAGCGAAATTATACCGGAGAGGTTACGATGATTTATTATGATACAGAGACTTGTGGCTTTAAAGGTCCGATGGTTTTGCTTCAATATGCTGTAAATGAAGGTCCGATACAATTAGTAAACATTTGGAAACAACCAGTTGAAGAGACTTTAGAATTAATTGAGTGTATGTTGCAGGATACTAATTGTGCTTTCAATTTAGTTTTTGACCATTTCCAACTCTGTAAAATTTATGGTATGTTTGAGCTTTTACCTAATCATACAAAATGCCCTCAAGATTATTTAGATGAGTTAACAACTCAAGAGTGGCATGATATTGAGAAGAGAGCAAGAGACGTAAAATGCCTTAAACCTAAAAATTGTTTTGATGTTATGCTACACGCACGTAAAGGTCCTTATCAAAGTACAATGGATCGTAAAGACATTTGGGTGAAACGTGTACCAACGGCTATAGCTCAACAGTTAGCTGATACACTTGAAGAGCTTATACCTTTAAAGAAGATTTATTTTTCAGGTTTTAAAGACAAAAACAGAAAACATTGGCAAGTCGAAGATATTATTGACGCTGAAGGTGAGGTCGTAACAAACCTAAAAAATATTGTCTTGAGGTTTCGAGCGTCTTCTGCCCTTAAGAATCTAGCTGTTGATGCTCTTGGTCTTGATGAGAATGATGTTCTTCGTTTCGGGACTATTGGTGTTGATAAGCACTATTATCCTAATGAGGATAAATATGTCCCATATGGTAGTGATTGGGTTGGGAAGATTATTCACCATATTAACTATTGGGCTTTTAATCCATTGGCTAAGCAATACGCAGGAGACGATGTAAAATATGTCAGAGAACTTTATCATTATTTCGGTGATCCTCCTGTTGGTGACGCTGACTCTGAGCTTGCCGCGATGGTGGCAGCAGTAAGATGGAAAGGTTTTAGTGTTGATTGCGGTAAGCTATCTGAGTTAGCAACTCAAGCCCGAGCTAAAGCAGAAAATATCCCTACTGCACCTTCTACTGCTAAGAAGTATTTAATACAGCATATGAATGAATTTGAACGAAGCATTATCCAAGAGTCCACAAAAAAGGTTGTTCTTCAAGAAGTAGCAAAATGGAAAGATCACCCCGCTGCTAAAGCCGCTAGAGATATTCTGCAAGCAAGACAAGCATTAAAAGAGGTTGAACTTTATGATAAACTTATTGCTGCGGAGCGGTTCCATGCCGGCTTTAGAATCATTGGTACAAAAAGCACACGTATGTCGGGTAGTGATGGTCTTAATCCTCAAGGTATTAAGAAAGACGGTAAAGTCAGAAGTTGTTTTGGTCTTGCTCCAGATGGTATGATACTATGTGGTGGTGATTTTGACGCATTTGAAGTGAGTCTAGCGGAAGCTATTTACAATGACGCTGAACTCCGTAAAGTTCTTTTAAGTGGTAAGAAGCTCCATGCTCTGTTTGCCATGTCTATGTACCCAGGTTCTACTTATGAAGAGATTATGGAGGAAAATAAGCGCGATGAATTTGATCCACAATATGTAAATGGTACACGTTATAAAGATGGTAAGCAAGGTGTTTTTGGTAAGATTTATGGTGGCGATTATAACACAATGGTACAGAAACTTGGACTTTCAGAGGAGGTAGCCAAACAAGCTGAAGCTAATTTTGAGCGTCAATTTCCGGGTATTGCCAAAGCTAGGATGCGTATACAAGATATGTTTTGTTGTATGACACAGCCTAATGGCATTGGTTCACAAGTCATTTGGAAAGAACCTAAAGATTATATTGAAAGCATTTTTGGGTTCCGTAGATATTTTACCCTAGAGAATAAGATTTGTAAAGCTCTTTATGATTTAGCACAGAATCCACCTAAAGAATGGAGAAACATTCGTGGTAAGATTATTCGTAGAGAGCGAACACAAACAATCTCAGGTGCAACAATGAGTGGTTTATATGCGGCAGCTTTCAATATTCAATCACAAAATATGAGAGCAGCTTCAAACCATGAGATACAAAGTCCGGGCGCAACAATAACTAAAGAAGTACAAAATGCCATTTGGAGCCACCAACCTATTGGTATACATGATTTCAAAGTGATGCCCTTAAATATTCATGATGAAATCATGACAGCAGTTGCTCCAGAGTTAGTAAATCAAGTTAAAGAGACGGTCGAAGCTAAAGTAGAAAGTTACAGGGATCGTGTCCCACTTATCGCTCTTGAATGGAAGGCAGGATTAAAATCATGGGGAGAGAAATAAAAGAAATGTCTTCTATAGTTCAAGATCGAATAAATAGACTAAGGAGACTAAAATATTTTTTAGATAATCAAACTAAAATCAACGAAGAAGTTAAAGACACTATTGATAATTTTTTAGATACCAATCTCGCTTTAGTTGAGTTTGAGTTGTTTAAAGCTATGTTACAAGATAATACACCTATAGACGCATTATCTGATAACCGCTTACGAACAATAGCTAAAGCATTAGGGGTACCACGTTATCGCTACTTAACTCGGCAAGAATTATTGGTACTTATCGAAAAAGAAGGAGAAGTTTATGGCACTACATACTCACATCCCAATGCAGCATCCAAAAGAACCCTCAGAAGAATTTGTGCGCGAGACGCTAAAAACCTTAAAAATAAGGTTCCCGAAGAAGGCTAAAATTAAAAGTATTATGCCGGAGTTCCAAGAATATATGGCTATCAGGCGTTTGATGCCAGACGCTGCTTGGGAGAACTATAGAACACTCGGTATTAGGGATTTAACAGAGATTAAACTAATGAATAAGGCTATTAAAGCCCTACGTAAAGGAGTAAAAGAAAATGGCTAGGAAAAATATTATCAGTATTAAGAAACAGAAAGACCTGCTTAAAGATTGTGTGTTTAATAGTACGGCTTGTAAGCAAATGCAAATCATTATTGATATGGATGATATTAGCTATTACAAGAATCGTGCTATTGAGTTTATAACTCAAGGGAAATTAGTTGAAGCTCAAATGTTACTTAATATTGCGAGGTATAAAAATGAGGAGTCTAAAAGCGAGAAAAAAGCACGGTCCTGAATGGTACATACAACAAGACATTATTAAATTCTTAAGAGCCAGGGAATGGTTTGTGAAGCCTACACATGGTAATGCCCATCAAAGCGGCTTTCCTGACTTGTTCTGTTGCCATAGGAAATATGGGTATAGATGGGTTGAGGTAAAGAACCCTAAGAGCTATAAATTTACACCTGCTCAAAAAGAGTGTTTCCCTTTATTTTGTGCTAATGGTAGTGGTATATGGGTAATGACTGCTGCCACAGAAGAAGAGTATCAGAAAATTTTAAAACATCCTTTTAATTGGTGGCAATATTTAAAATAAGGAAAAATGATGAAAAATGCGCTCATGTTATTAGACACAGGTAATCTCTTTTATAATGTAAGTAAAAAGTTCCCGAACCATAGAATTAACTATGCTAATTTTCTTAAAACTATACCAGATGATTTTGACACTGTTAAGAAAATTGCTTTTGGTTCTTACCGTGAAGAAAATAAGAGGGCAATGTCATTTATGTTTGCTCTTAGTAAACTTGATTTCGTTGTTCGTTTCAAAAAGTTAGTAGATCAAAAATTCTATAAACCTACTATTGATATTGTTATTGAAGCATATGAAAATATTGATATTGATTGTCTTATCTTAGGTTCTAATAATCTTAGTCTACTACCTTTAATTAAAAAATTCAAAGAAAGAGGTATTAAGGTATATGTTGTGGGGTGTAATATGCCTAAACCTTTTGAGCATATAGCAGATAAAATTATTGAGATAAATGAGGAGTTTCTAGCAGATGAAGTTAATAACTCAAAAGAATAATTCCTGTATACTATATTCTTTAGCTATGTGTTTAAACCTAGATCCTCAAGAGTTAATAACTTATGCTGGTCATGATGGCACTGAGATGTTCGGTGATAAAGATAGGGCATACACGATTGAAGAGTTTGTAACTTTTCTCTTCAATCGTGGCTATTGTGCTATACCTTTTGTTCGTCGTGCTGGATACAATGGTAAAGTTATTAACTTTAAGAATGACCCACCTTTACATTATCAGGGTATTTTAATTTATGGTAATCACGCTGTAGCTTGGGATGGTGAACATATTTATGACCCACGTGGTAAAGTTACTAACTTTAATCAAGATTGGGATGTGTTTTGGCTTATTGAGTTGTTACTCAATAATAATTTTTGAGTTTGAGTTTTACACGAAAAAAAAGTTTTTACAATGATTTTTTCGTGTTTGACAAAGGCGTTTTTTGTGGTAAAATTAATACATTAATATGGCGCGGAGGTCATGCAAAATTTACTAACTCCAACTCAAACAATGTTTTTGAGTAATTACTTAAAGTTACTAAATCAAGAGGGGATTATATGTTTTTAAAAGGCATACCTTATTTAAAAGGGAAAAGACATCCAAGCGTACTAACGTCACAAAAATATAATAGATTAGACGAGAGTGAACTCCTTGATTTAGTAACTTATTACTTTAAACATCAAGACCAAGAATCAAGAGACAAGATTATTGAGTCTCATATGCCTTTGGCTTTGAACATTGCTTCAAAATATATTTATAAACGACCAAATAAAGCGGACGAGATTCAAGCCGAAGCAGTAGCAGCTTTATGTAAGTTAGTAACTCAAGCAAAAGAAAAAATGTATGATACAGATATAACTAAATATTTACGTTGTAACATACACGGGGCTATAGCTACATACTTGCGTTACGATAATTTATTCGCATTACCTGCGGGTGAGAAATGTAGAGTATATAGTCTTGCACCTAAAATAGAAAAAGGTAAAGAAGACCCAGACAACATAGCGTACACAAACGAAACAGAATCGTCTGCACTCCCTCCGAGTACAGATGATCACCTGTTAGATATTTTTGAATCTTTAGAATGTCTAACACATATAGAAAAGAAAATAATCTTGTTGAGGGTGGAAGGGTACAATGATCCTGAAATCGCTGAACAGCTAGGATATACTAAAAACCGTATTGGTCAATACAGGAAAGATATAGGTAATAAACTTAAGTTAGTAACTCTATCAAAAAGGAGAGTATGATGGAATATTTTAATAAAGTATTCTTTAACCCACCTTATCGTATTACTGCTACGCTTATTAAAAAGATTCAAGAAACTGGATTATTTGAAAATCTACCAGAACAAAGTAATCTTTGTTCTAATTTAGGATGTGATTGTACAAGTATTACAGAATATATACATGGTACTCGTGATGGTAAAAAGGGTATGTTTTTATCTGATCTTGTTCTTGCTGTTGATGAATATTGTACTCGCATGAACATTCTTCTCACAGACAAAGATGGGAAACACGAAATAAGCATCCATAACTATCACCCAGAATTTGAATCAAATTACACATATATTCGTCCATATGTCTTTGAACCAAATTTTGGTCATGGGGTTAAATGGATTGAGTTAGCACCCAATAAATGTACTAAGTTGTTTAAACGATGGGAAAATATGATTTAATAACTTAAATAGGCATATGGCGGAATGGCAGACGCAACGGATTTAAAATCCGTTTCTCATAAGAGAGTGAGGGTTCGACTCCCTCTATGCCTACCATTTTTAGGGTCTATAGCTCAGTTGGTCGTAGGTTCAAGTCCTACCAGACCCATTTAAGGGGATAATATGACTAAAGTCAAATGTATGATAACCTTTACTGACGAATACGAACTTGACCCTGAACTTTACCCTGAGGGTAGTAATATCCAAGATATGATTGCCATTGATATGGCATCAGCGCAGAAAGACCCAATAACGTTTTGTAATGATATGCCTTGTGAAATCGATATTAAAGTTAATAACTCAGTTTCGCTCAAAGAACTTATCAATGAGTTTTTCTCTATTTTAGAAGAGACAGAGGTATCGGACAGTGGTACAGAATTTCACCCAACAACCATAAACAGTTGTAGAGTCTTTAAGACACAAAGGCTAGGTGAGCTTATTGCAGCCATTAAGGAGCAATTATGATTATATATGAACCAGATACAAGAACCAAAATTATTATCAAACATGATGCAGGGTATCGTGAAGAATGTAAAATCAGAGACAGTATGGTTGAGTTAGCAGATCAAGATATGCAACTTATTGATATTCTTGATGCAGCTATCTCCACTGATACACAACTTGAACGTCTTCAAGATCGCTATTATCATGCCGATACTCTTCTTGATAATATTAAAGCCCATCTTGATAAGCTACCGAGAAAACCACTTAAAGAAGATCTTGTTAATTTTGTTAAAGATCTTCAAAGTGAAATTGAAAACTCATACCATGAATTTTAACTCGCAGGTTTATTTACCGGAGTGTGTAAGATACGCACTCCACTTTTGGAGGGCGTTTTTTAATGAGATACGTTTGTGGTTTCCTCATTATAAGCTTTTTAATATTCTATTTTATTTGTCTCTATAGGGCTATAGATTCTTGGAGAAAGAGTTAATAACTTAAAGGGGAAGGTATGAAAACGATCACACTAAACAAAGAAAATACAATTCACATTTTAGGCAATTTGTATAAATGGATTCCAGATAACCACGAGCCGTATAATCTCGTTGTTGAAGACGGGATAGACATCACCACTCGCGGCGGGAATATCGACACTCACGGCGGTAGCATCTACACCAACGGCGGTCGCATCTACACTAACGGCGGGAATATCTACACTTACGGCGGGAATATCGACACTAACGGCGGGAATATCTACACTCGCGGCGGGAATATACACACTCACGGCGGTAGCATCTACACCAACGGCGGACGTATTACATCTAACAAGTTGACTTGCGGAACATTGTACTGGCAGTCAATGTCAATACCAGACGTAAAAGAGATTGAGTGCAAAATCGTATATCCAGAAACCTCTACTCGCAGTCATTGGCAAGAACGCCTATCGGATTGGGTTGACATAAGCGAAGGATGCTACGAAGAGTTGCTAGAAAAGGTTCGTCCGCATCTCGACGATATTTTAACATCGGAAAAATGGTCAAAATGTGAGCGCTGGATAATTGGGAGTTGGAGGGCGTGATGAAATATATCATATTTGCCTCTGGTGTGGTTCTTTGGTGGGTATTTTGGATTTATATTGCTTAGGAGGACGCATGAATGAATTAGACAAGTGCTGTAAGTGTGGATGTGATTTGCGTCGTGACGAAATGACAATGTGCGAATATTGCCAGAAAGAAGTAAACAAACTTATCGCTAAAGCAAAGGAGAACGAAGATGAGTGAGAATACACAAGATATCGAAGAGATTCGCCAACAGCGGGATGTGCTGCTAGAGGCTTGCAAGAAAATAAGTTATGCAGTCCCCGACCTACTCGATCACTCTTTAGATATTGCGATAATCAAGCGGGCGGTAAAAGTAGCGAAAGCCGCCATCTCAGAAGTAAACAAACTTATCGCCAAGGTAAATGAGAACGAAAATGATTAAGAAAGATACATCTTTTTAGAAAGGAAAAGCATGTCTAAAGATGTTATGGCAAAAATCGCGAGCAAAGATCGCGCATATTTCAATTTGTTGATTGAAATTCAAAACACTAAAAAGAAATATCCAACTCTGAGAAGTGGACAAAACATATTCAACACAGTACATGATTTATACCCAAAAATTGCAAATTATTATCGCAGCGGTGCTATCGATCCATTCTACAAAGATCATCGGATTGATCTATTTTTGAAAGCAGTGCGTAGAGATTTAGACAAAATGGATAAAGAAGTTAATAACTCAAAGGGGAATGAAATGCCAGCAAAAACAGAAAAGCTGTTGTATTTCCGAAATTGTCTTGGTGGTATTGAACTTGCAATTGATGTGGAAGAGATAATAATACCTTATATTGATAGGTATTTCACCTTTTTCCACCATATTGATAGGTCAGATGTTTATAATAGACACCTCATTTCAGAATATAAAACTGGGAAAGTGATCGGATGTGGATTAACAAAAGAAAAAGCAATTGAAAATACTGTCACCTCAATCAATAGTATTGGAATAAAAAAGTTTAACGAAAATATCGAAGACGTAATCGAAAAATATGGTATTATAAACAGCTTGAAACAGGGTGAGGAATGTTGCGCACACAAGGAGAAAGCATGAGCATTGAATGTGAACCACTCACAGCACAAGAAGCGTTTATTGAAAAGATTGACTCGATCCGTAATCATCTTGGGCAGATCAAAAAACTTGTTGATGGAGCTGAGAATCAAATGAACCCAGAAAATATCTCGTGGAGTGATGTTAGCGACCTCTGCCATGTTGAAGAAAAATTGAATGAAGTCCTTTTAGGAGAAACAAAATGATGGTCGTACAATGCTATGTATGTGGCTGTGTACGCATCAAGGAAGAAGGCAACAGTAAATATTGGCACTTAGCTTCACATGGTACTTGCAGTGAGTGTTCTAAGTTAACAACTCAAGAACAAATTCAAAAGGCATACGATTATCATCTTAATTATGTTGAAGAGATGAAGAAAAAAGGAGCCAAATAATGTGTAATATAGATGTAGCAAAAAGCTTTGCTAATGGTGGTAAACCTTGTAAAGTAGCACATATGAGTCATGATGGTGAATGTCTCTATAGTTATAAGGCTACTATCGCCAAAAAGGTCAATGATGTCTTTTTGATTAATACCCGTGACGGATGGAGTCAAACAACCAAACGCCATATTGGTTTGGTTATGCGGGCTTGCTATCCTAATTACATTATTGTTTATGATGTTCTTAAGGGTAAAGATTATAACATCCTTGGCATGAAGAACAATATTCGGCATCTTTTTAAGAAACGAAGAAATGCAAGAACAATGAAGAAATATTACAAAAATCTTATTCTATTGGCTATCCGCGATCTTCGCCAATATAAGGAGCTATAATGAAACCTGTTCTCATTAAATTTCAAAATAGTTGGCACGTTTATTCTTTTCTTACCCATCTTGAGCTAAAGGAAAATGATCTTGTCGTTTGTAAAAGTTCTTGTGGTTATGATATTGGTCGTGTCTTTAAAGTTAATAACTTAACACCTAAAGAGACGAAAAATGCTAAAGCTTTTATCGTTCAAAAAATTGATACTGAGACTTACAAAAAAGTAGCAGAAGAATATAAAGTAGAAAATGCTTTGACTCTTGTTAAACAGATTAAAAAATTATTGGAGGATTATGATGGCTAAACGTGAGTTCCTAATGCTCGCTCATGTCTATAAGAATCAACCTGTTGCAGATTGGTATGTGAGCGAGAAACTTGATGGTATGCGATGCTTTTGGGATGGTGGCATAACACGAGGTATGCTTAAGGTAGATGTGCCTTGGGCGAATTGTGCTAAAGATGCCCGTTATAAAGAAACACAATATAGCACAGGCTTATGGTCACGTTATGGTAGTGTGATACACGCTCCTGATTGGTGGCTCGACGCTTTACCTAATATGTTTCTTGATGGTGAGCTTTATACTAAAATCAATGATCGTCAGAATCTTATGTCTACGGTTAAACAGCTTATACCCGATGATCGTTGGGTTGATGTATTCTATTATTGTTTCGATTCACCTGCACCTGAAAGTATTTTTGCAGCAGGGCGGATCAATACAACGAACTTCAAGAAAGACATGAAAGATTGTCTGGCTTTTGTGAAGTCTAAGAATCCTGATGTTACAATCAATTTTGGTACAAACTTTGAGGCTGTTTATAAGGTTCTTAAAGCCTTTTGTATTGGTGGTCGGGCTATAGCACATAAGCAAGAAGAAGTTAGTAACTTAAATCAACAGCTTCTTGAGGTTAGCGAAGCAGGTGGTGAGGGTCTTATTGTTCGTAACCCAAAAGCAGTATGGGTTCCTCAACGGTCAAAGAACCTTTTGAAGCTAAAGAAATTCGAAGATGATGAAGGTACTGTTGTTGGCTATGTTACTGGGCGAGGTAAGTTGCTTGGTAAAATGGGTGCTTTAATCCTCGACTATAAAGGGCAGCGTTTAGAGCTTAGTGGTTTCACTGATGCAGAGCGCGAACTTAATGATACTTTTTGGGCTGAAAATCATATTGCCCATGAATGCCCAGAGTCTGTTTGGTGTGAACATTTTCCACGAGGAAGTAAAGTCACTTTTAAATATCGCGGGAAGAGTCGTGATGGTATCCCACAAGAAGCTCGTTATTGGAGGAAATATAATGAACTTGGGTAAGATGAAAAACGAGTTTTACAGCTATTTTAAGGAGAAAAATAATGATTGAATATACTGTAAGAGTTTATAAGCACAAGACTGAGTGGCGGTTAAATGGCGATTTGCATCGAGAAGGAGGTTTGCCTGCTATTGAATATGCTGACGGCTGCAGAGCATGGTACGTCAATGGCAAACGCCATCGCGAAAATGATCTCCCTGCTATTGAATATGCTATTGAATATGCTAATGGCTGCAGAGTATGGTACGTCAATGGCAAACGCCATCGCGAAAATGATCTCCCTGCTATTGAATATGCTGACGGCTACAAGGCATGGTACGTCAATGGCAAACGCCATCGCGAAGGTGATCTCCCTGCTATTGAATGGAGTGACGGTGATAAAGAGTGGTGGGTCAATGGCGTTCGTCAACCTGACCCGACAAAGGTAAAAGAAATGACACTTGCCGAAGTCTGTGCAGAACTTGGTCATAATATTAAGATTATTAAGGAGAAATAATGAAATACTTTGAAGACCTAACAGACAAAGAGATTCTCGCACTTACAGATAAAGAGATCGAACATTATTGTTATTTACGCACAGCACAAGAAGGGTTGACTTTTGTCCCGAAGCCAAGTTTACCAGAACCTAAGAAACCGAATATCCAAAAGACTGTGACAATGTTTGAAGCTTGTGGGGTACTGTTTGGTTGTTTGGCTAATGCCGAAGAGTTTCTTGAGTTAAGCCCGTGTACATCTACTTATGATTATGCTTTTGGTGGGTATGATTATCCTTGGGTTGAAGAACACAGTGAAGAGATAACAACAAAACGGTTTTATAGTAAAGAGAATGTTGAGAATCTTAAAGTTGAACTTCAAGAATATAATGAGAAGAAAAGTGCTTATGATGCAGAACAAAATACTTATAATACTTTTCTGCGTAAACTCAAAGAACTAAATAAATCTATTTTTGATAAGGTCAATGAACTCAAGAAGCAAGAGCAACATAAAAAGCACTTAAAGAAACAATATGATAATTATCTTGAGTTAGCAAATCAAGATGAAGAGATTGCAAAGAACTTCTTCATTAAGGCTTACAGCGAGGAGGAATATAATGATCTATGTAATCAGTAAAAAAGGTTGTGGTAAATGCGAAGCAGCGAAAGATAAACTTAAGGTTCTTGATTTGGAGTATGAAGAGCATGATGAATCTGAACTTCAAGGTTCTGATTCTACATTAACAGCAGAACAAAAATCTGAGGCTATGGCTGAATATATTCAGTCTGGAACTTTACCTGTTATTATTATTAAGGATAGAGCTTATAGTTATCCAAAAGCTATGAAGGAGCTTAAAAATGCTAACTAAATCAGAGATTGATAAAGTGGTAGCTATTAGGACTAAGCTATCTAATATTGATACTATTTTAAATGAGATTGAACAAGCAACAGAATACAACATACACATAGCTTTTTTGCAGTCAGGTTATTATGAACGTTATGGGGAGGCTGAGTTATTTTTTAAACGGCGTCCACTTAAATTAGCTATTATGGCATTAATAAAAAACTATTTAGACAAAGAGTGTAAAGAGTTAAATACCGAATTATCAAAGTATGTTGAAGATGTTTAAGGTACTCTTGTGTTGCTACCTTATTATTAGTGGTCTTGGTATAGCTCATGATCCTGAAAATATTGGCAACTATATTATTCATGGTTTGGTTCTTTTGGCTTTAAGGAGTTATGATGATCGTTAAATCTAAGAAGCTAGGTTATATTCAAGACCATTAAAGACCTTAAAGAAGCAGGGTACACCGAATATATTAAAGTCTTTAAGGTTGATACTGGACTTAAAGATATATATATGGCGGAAAAATCTACCGTCTTACGTTCAAAGATTCTACTTTTAATGTTATTGTTGAATCAAAATATAAATCTAAAGTTACTAACTTAAAGGAGAAATAATGAAAAACGGATATCTTGTAGTCGCTATTGTTTTAATTATCTGCCTTACGTTTTACAATTGTATCGCACGCATCTGTGAGTATGGCGAAAATACAACTTGGGAATCGGTAGAGATTGAGAAAGCAAAACAGAATTCAACTGGATATTGGCAAGGAAAGTATGAAGGTGCCATGAAGAAGGAGAAATAATGGCTAACGTTATCCGTAGTGAAAAGGTAAAGACCGTGAATGGTGGCTCGAATATTGTGATGGAGAGATTACGTTGAAGTGTTCTTGCGACGGTCGCGAATACTATGTTTTGTCAATTACGGAAGAAGGCGAAATCGCACGCCATAGCGATGTTGCGAAGGATGGCGCTTTGCCTGAACTTAATCTTGACGAGGATGGGCTGGTCAAAATCGGAAAGGAGAAATAATGATTAAATCTGTTTTTGTAAATTATGAAGCGTTCGGTGCGGAGTTCGCAAACAGCGATGCGGAGGCACAGGCTATGTTTTTCCGTGGGGTTGCGCGTGAGTTAATGCACTGGGAAAGTAACCACTTGAAGCAGCTTCAATTTTCTAGCGTGGCAGACTTTTTGACAGAAAAAGACAAGGTAGAACTGGAGAATGCGCTTGCAATGCTATACTATAAGGAGAAATAATGGATACGACTGTATTGTCTTATATTGGGTTAGCCTACTGCGCATGGGTATTTACGGTATTCACCTGGAATAGGTGTATTGCAATCGGTGGCGCTGAGTGCGATGAGCCTAACACTATGGGCGTATACATGGCTATTGCATTACCTGTTTTTGTATGGTGCATGAAAACTTTATTCTAAAAGGAGAAATAATGGCTAATGTGATGTGTGGTGAAAAAGGTAAAGACCGTGAAATGGACATACAAATTGGTGATGTTTGGGGAAGCGATGAGTTTATTTACGAGATTGTTGGTTATGCTACCGATGGGTTTGGGTACAAGTGTACTTATACAACCGATGGGTATACTTCTTACAACAGTGCAAATAGCGAATACATAATGAAAAACACCAAGCTCATGTCTCGCATGGTTGACGGCAAGCGCATTGACCGTCCGGAGGCTGATCAGTATTGCACTCTCGATGAGTGCATAATCTTTGAACTCGGAACCGACGACGAATGGAATGCTTTGGCGTGCAAAGGAACAGTCACACTCGACGACAACGGTGAGTTGCCGAAGCCGAAGAGAACCCGTAAAATGTATTCATGGGGGGATGCGTGTAAAATTGCTGAGAAGAACAGGGGGTTGATAATGGAGACAATTAACCTCAAATTTGTTATTTCCGCATTCTTTTTCACCGAAGACGGAGATATGCTTATACCAGACGCAGGCAACTTTTATCCAAAGTCAGCACATATATGTGCAAAATGGTCTATACGAAAGGAGAAATAATGGACGTACAAGTTAGAGATGTTTTTGAAGTAACTGGGAATCGCACAGATATTGTTTATGTACATGGACTAATCGGTGGTGAAGCGGTATGTTCATATAACCGAAATGGGTGTTTACGCGCGTGCACAATGGACATTGTCAGCCTATCGACTAAAAAGCTCCTGTCTCGCATGGTTGACGGTAAGCGTGTTGAGCGTCCGAAGGCTGGGGGACCGTGTACTTGGGCTCAGTTCAGGACGTTTGAGATTGGTACATTTGAGGAATGGGCGTTTGCTTGCGATAATAATGGTGATTGTAGTCCTATTCTCAACGATAACGGTGAGTTACCAACTCAAAAGCCAGAACCCAAAGACTATGTGGATTGTCCGGTTAAAGAAAACTCGGAAAGTTATTATTACACAGAGCCAAGCGGAGGTACTTTTGATATCACACGCGCACCCAGTCGAAAAGGCTTCATGGGCTACGTCTGGGACGTTGATGGCAAGGAAGGACGGGGCGGTGTTTATGTTCTTTGGCGAGACAAGGGTGGGCGATTGTGGGACTGGTATAAAGAAGGTCGCACACTCGAACGCTGCAAAGCTGTACGTTATGCTAATACTTAGTCATACGAGTTACCAACTCAAAACAGATAAGTATATTATTAAAGGGAACCCTTATCATATTAAGAAACTTTTGAAAATGACGGAAGGGAGATTCTGGCAATATGTCCGAAAAAATAAAATGTCCGCGGTGCGGTATAATGTGCAAGAGACACTCTCGACGAAAACGAAGAGTCCTTGATGTTGATGGTTATATTGAGTACTATGCAGAAGTTTATGTTTGTCCTTTACATAAATATTTTACTGCTGATAACGATACTGCAACTAAAGGCTCTAGGTACAGTAAGAGTCTTGTAGCCTTGGGTAAGGAGTTCTTGACTGAATATACTATTGAAGAGACAATAAAAAAGCTCAAAGAAATTTGTGGTGTACGGATACCTTATACGACACTATCAGAATGGAGGAGACGATGAAGATTGACGAATACATTAAGCTCAAAGACCCTAAAGATATTATGGAAGGGTTATTAAAAGAATTACGCGATAAAGTTATTAACTTAAAACGTGATGCCGCAGTCAAACGGGCTATGAATCTGATTGATAAGAAATGGCGTTCTATAGCCAAGAGACGTATGCTCAGAGAAAATGGTTTCTCTAGTACTATTGAGTTCTATTATCCGGAGGTTTATAAACGATGGAAAAAGTAATGTTAATTGATCGTAATGGCTTTTGCAAATATTGTGAATTACCTAAAGATCAAAATTATGCTAAAGTTAAGTTACTAACTCATTATGGTAAAGAGATGGTTGTTACGTTTAATATGACTAAAGATAAGTTGCATAATATGAGAGTATTTAAGGAGGATTACTAATATGATGATTATTGATTTCCAAGAGCGTATTGAGAAACATCCCGATCTTAAGATTATTGGTTATAAAGATTTTAAGATTTATGTTGACCATAAAGGTCAGGTTAGTAGTGTATCAGGGACGTGTGTTGAAGAGAATTTGTGGGTTGATCTTGAGGCTGTTTTAACTGGTCAACGAGAACCTGATGCTCTTTATCATATGAGCCGTGTTGTTGGTTATTATAGTCGGATTGAGAACTGGAATGATAGTAAGCAAGGCGAACTTAAAGATCGTCATAAAGGAGATTATAATGTTGGTTGAACTTAAAGATGGTACTGTATTGAAAAGTGAATCTACTTTTAAGAGTCTTAAAGACGTTGTTGATGAGTTAGTAAGTCAATATGGTGTTGGTCAAATTATTAACGCTATTGATGATTGCGATGAAGTTCTTGATTCTCTTGAAGATGAAGAAATTAAACTGTATATGGAGGGGATGTAATGCTTAAGATTCTTATGGCAGTTATTATTGTTGTTCCTACAGTAACGGCAGAAACAGTTAGTAAAGAATTTAAAGAAAATGAGATTACAGCAGAAGAAAAATATAAGAAACAAGAATACATTATTACTGGTGTTGTTAAGTCTGTATCTAAAGGTACTGAGGAAGGTACAGCCGAAGTTTGTACGGAAAGTTTGATCTATATTGTTGTGCCACTTAAAGCTAATAAAAAAGTTTTGGTGGCTTTGAAAGCCGGAGACAAAATATCCTGTAAATGTAGGTTTAGTAGTAATCTCATTTCGCCTGAATTTAAAGGCAAGGAGATCAAAAATGTCAAATAAAGTTATTAAAAATATAGTAGATATGGATGCTTGGGAAGAGTATCAAAATAAAAATACTGATCCTTACGGTGCTGCTTGTGTTACAGTTGCTCGGAATGTTATGTTGTATTTAGATGAGAATCCAACAGAATTTGAACTTGGCTATTCTCCTAATATGAAAACTACTCACGGTATTATTTGTCACTGTGATACTGTAGGTGGAATAACAGGATTTATGGCTGGCTATGTTACAACTATGGTTTCAAGATGCTATAAGGATGGATGGAAATTTCTTCTTGCTGATACTCTTGTTGGTTGTAATATGACTGATGAACATATTAAAAAGGCTATTAAGAGTTCTATGGCGGTGGTTTTGAAGCAAATGCAAGACACTATGCTTGAGTATGTTAATTCTCTTAATGTGGGAGATCAAAAATGTTGAATGATGAAGCCTTGAAAAAATTGTGTGCAGCAACAGGTAAAGAAGAAATGGAGATGCTTGAAGAGGCGACTTTTGATTCTGTAGCTGATGCTATCTGCGTTGAGTGTGGTTATACTACAGTTATGGAACCTGACCAAGATCGGGGTTGGTGTGAAGAGTGTGAGAAGAACACAGTTAAAAGTTGTCTGATACTTGCGGGGATGATTTAATGAAAAAAATGGGTTTTCATGGGATTTCGTCGGATAGGGTTTATGCCAAGGGCATAGTATATTGTGAGCATATAGTAACAGAAAAATGTAATTTTCATTGCTCATATTGCAATAGGCTCTGTGCCGGAGATGACCTATCTTTTAACGGAATAATTAGTTTATTTGATAAGATTGCAGGATGTAAGTTTTACCATATCACAGGAGGCGAGCCTACAACCAGAAGCGATATTGTTGATATTGTAAAAGAGGCTAATAGCCGTTTCGATATGGTTCGTATGTCTACAAATGGTTCAGCACCAAAAAAGGTTTACCAAGATATTGTTGATGCTGGGTGTAAGTCTTTTGCTATATCGCTTGATCGAGGTCAAGAAATGTTTAATCATGTTGTGGATATAATTAAGTTTCTTTCTGATTATGATGTACAGATCGGGACTGTTGAAGCCGACTCGGACATGATAAAATTTATTTATAGCCTTGGTGTTAGCGATATAAAAATAGGAACGGCGAGCCAGAACAAAACGTCTATTGTTGATGTTGATGTTTTGCCAACAACTCCGATAATGAAATATCGTATTGACAGGTTTAGGCGTGGCTTAGGTATGCGAGGAACTCTCATTTCAGATCGTTGTTATTTATGTGAAACAGACATAACAATAAAAGGGAACAAGCATTATCCGTGCGCCGTTTATATGCGAGAGGGCGGTAACGCTATAGGTGATATGTCAGATGATTTTATGCAAGAGCGAAAAGATTGGTCTATTAGGCACAACACAAAGAACGATACGATATGCTCTAAATACTGTATGGACTTCAAGTGTGACTTTAACGGGGAGTGTATGAATGAAACAATCTGTTGAGTTAATAACTTATACGCCTGATCCTGAGAGTGTTATCGAGCGTTGTGGTAGAATCTGTTATCTTAGTGAGTGTAAAGATGCAGGTGCTTTTGTTCGTATGATCTTGAAGCGTGGGCATGAATCGGTGCTAGAACACGCATCAGCTACGTTCCAGATTATTACAGATCGCGGCATATCTCATGAGATTGTTCGTCATAGGTTGGCGAGTTATTCTCAAGAGTCAACACGTTTCTGTAAATATAAGGAACTTAATTTCATAGAACCTGCAGAACCAAATTTTGAATGGCTTTATGCCTGTAAGGCTGCTGAGAAAGCTTATAAGAGCATGATAGCTGATGGTGTTGCGCCACAATTTGCTAGAGACGTATTGCCTATGAGTCTAGCGACTAAGGTGGTTATGACGGCAAATTTTAGAGAGTGGCGTCATTTTATTAAGTTACGTAGTGCTAAAGATGCTCACCCTAAGATTCAAGAAGTTAGTAACTTAATTTTGGAAGAGTTAAAGAGTATTGCACCTAATTGTTTTGGAGGATTATAATGCGTAATTTGTTTAAAAACCTTCGAGAAGGTAAAATACTAAAACTTGTTAAGAAATATGACCACTGGGTGATTAGGCGGTTTATGTCGGGTATGTTAAGTGATACTTTTATAATTGATAAATATTTTAATGTCCCTAAGAGTGTTGATACTATTTATATTAGTATTGTTAAGTACCACCCACAAGGCGTTAAAATAGATGCTGAATTTCTAGAACAATGTAAAAGATGGAATCAATGTCGTCGGTATTTTGATGAATGGCGGAATGGTCGCTCTGGTTATCTTGTTGTACGTTATTAATAGGAGAAAAATAATGCGTGAAGTACGTTACTTATCACCAACCTCTGTTAAGAAGTATCTTACAGACCGTGAACAATTCTTTATTGATTACATGGCTGATGAGCGTGAGGATCGTATGCCTCAGACTCAAGCCATGTCAGTTGGTTCAGCTTTTGATGCTTATGTTAAAGCCTATTTATATAAGGAGCTTGCTTGCGGGAGTGATGCTGCGTTTGAGTTAGCAACTCTTTTAGAAACACAAGTAGAACCACATAATCTTGATTTCGCCCGTGAAGCAGGACGTAAATGTTTTGATGCTTATAAGGGCTTTGGTTGTATAGCTGATCTCATGCTTATGCTGACAGCCGGTACTAATCCACGCTTTGAGTTTACGCTTGAAGGTTCTATTGATCCTGTTACTATGAAGCTTGGAGACTCTGGGGTGACGCTCTTAGGCAAGCCGGATATGCACTTTATTAATAAAGACGGGTGTGGTGTCATACTGGACTGGAAAGTTAATGGCTATTGTTCTAAGCGTAAGCCCTCTCCAACACGTGGTTACTTGAATATGGTTCCTCAAGGCAAGTCGCATAAGGATGCTATACCTGGATATATTAATGGCGTATTGTGTAATATTGCTTGCTACTTGGATACAGGCTCTGAGGACTGGGGGCGCCAATTGGCTATATATGGTTGGCTAATGGGTGAGGCTGTTGGTAGTGAGTTTATTACGGGTATCGACCAGTTGGTTTGTTGTAATGGTACGATACATGGTGTTGCTCAGCATCGCTCACGTATTAATCCTGCTTATCAGCACGCTCTATTTGATAATGTCTGTGACATATGGAAACGAACAAGAGAAGGCGGTCACTTCTTTGATGATATGTCCTATACTGATTCAATCGAAAGGTGTAAGGTTCTTAATGGCAGCTTCGGAGAGCCTATGGACTTTAGGCGGGAACTATAAGTTACTAACTTAGGAGAATAAAATGCACGACAAAGACTTTAACATGCTTGAACACCGTGCGAAACGATGCACAACACATCACTATGGATGTGATTGCCGAGAATACGAACGGATAAAGGCTTTAAGAAAAGTAGAAGAGCAAGCAGAAGAGATCGAGCGGTTGCTTAAGGGGATACACCTTCTCGGCGCGATGTGCGGCAATCCGCATTCCGGTGATGAAGCGTGTCGGTTGATTTTGAAGAAGTGCAAGGAACTTAAAGCCCAAGCGGGCTGGGAGGCGTGATGAGCGAACAATCGGTAGTGGGTACAACTGCATTAGCACATGGAGACACTCTTAATTTTCTTCACCGTTCCAGAGATGATGTTAAAGTACATGAAGACACAGAGAGTGCCCAGCAAGCTATCAACGAAGCAACGGCGGAGAAGGATAAAGAGATTGAACAGTTGAAGGCAAGACTTATAAAAGCCCATGTATGTCCGGACTGTTTGGCCGAGACAGGAGGTGAAGTGATGAATAATTTTATTATGCCCGCGGCATATGGAGTCTTAACAGGTTTATCTATAAACATATATGCTAAGCTATATAAATATGACTGTGATTTAAAAGTTTATGCACTATTTTGTCTTTGTGTCTCTCTTGCGTTATATGGTAATTGCATGATGCAGATTGGTAAGAGATGATTGGTTGGGTTAGGCGCGGTAAACGGGTTAAACACTTTAAAATAGTTGGCGACTATATTACTGTGCCTAAAGGTTCTTCGCCTACTGCGGTGCTTAGTTGGTTAGGCTGTAGGGTCGAGGTAGGAAAAGGTAGGTTATGTTGGTGCAAGATTCTTAAGCCTAAAGGTGAGAAGTTACTAACTCGTTGTAAATATTATAAAATAAAAGGAGGTGTAAATCATCTTAGAATCTTGAAGTATTTGAACAAAGGAAAAAATGTTGGTTACATAAAAACGTGTAAGCCCGTTTAAACGAAATAAAAGGATACCCCTACCTTGGGGTATCCTTTCCTTTTAATGTTGCTCTACGGGCATTGTAGGTGCCTTAAACGGCAAAATAAGAGCAGGGTTCTGGGCGTTTTTACGCTCGATTTTGATGGAAAATAGCAGTATCCTGTAAGTCCTTATATACCAACAGTCTAAGTGGCTTTTTTTCAAAAATCTTATAACTCCTTGTCAGGCAAAGGGTTGAAAAAACTACTCGAAAGTGGAAAATCTATTGTTATATATATAAATTTTTATTTTTTCCTCTATATTAAAGGATATTTAGAAAAAAGATAGACTTTCCAAGTCCTTGTCAGAACTAGGGTTATGAGACTACGACAAACGTTTGAAATAGAACTCATTGCTATATAAGGACTTACAAGAAAAAAAGATAGTTATTACATAAATGTATCAGAAATTTCGGCGAAACGCTATAAATAGGCATTTGTAAAATTAGGCATTTGTAAGATGTATATATAAGAGTTTATAACTTAAGAATATTAGGTCTATGGCTCTTAGAATATTAGGTCTATGGTTCTTAGAATATTAGGTTCTTAGAATATTAGAATATTAGGTTCTTAGAATATTAGGTTCTTAGAATATTAGAATATTAGAATATTAGGTTCTATAGCTCTAAGGGTATTAGGTTCTTGTAGCTCTATTCTGTTGAGTTAATAACTTGTTGAAAAAATAAATTTTTATCAGATTTTTCGCCGAAAAAGGCGTTTTGCTAGTCGATTGGCACTTTGTAAGAACCGTAGAACCCTATTTTATAGGCAAAAGTTCACTATATTTAGGCTCAAGAACTCATATTTAGGCTGTAAGAACCGTAGAATATAGAACTTGAGTTACTAAATTCTATGTGCTATCAGGCTATCAGGCTGTTAGGCTGTTGAGTTATCAGGCTGTTAGGCTGTTAGGCTGTTAGGCTGTTAAGTTATTAAGCTGTCAGGCTGTCAGTCTCAGGCTGTCAGGCTGTCAGGCTGTGCTGTCAGGCTGTCAGGTTGTTGAGTTACTAAATTCTACGGTTCTGACAGCCTAACAACCTATAAATATATAAATATATAAATATATAAATATATAAATATATAAATATATAAATATATAACTATAAAACACAGCCCACCCACCCACCGACCCGCTTCTCCCTTACGTTCAAGGGAACCAAAAAGTTAGTAACTTAAATTAAATTTACGTTTGAGTTAATAACTCAAAATATGGTGGATCGTGTCAAAATGACACTGTCAAAATGACCTGTAGGATAATCCAACATATCAAAATGACCTGTAGGATAATCCAACATATCAAAATGACCTGTAGGATAATCCAACATATCAAAATGACTCTTTCAGCGAGTTACTAAATCAACATAGCCTATCAGTCATAAAGTATAGTCTTATAGTTTATAAAGTATACTGATAGCCTATCGACCTATAAGTATAGCCTTATAGACCGATAGAGTATACTGATAGCCTATCGACCTATAAGTATAGTCTTATAGTTTATAAAGTATACTGATAGCCTATCGACCTATAAGTATAGCCTTATAGACCGATAGAGTATACTGATAGCCTATCGACCTATAAGTATAGCCTTATAGACCGATAGAGTATACTGATAGCCTATCGACCTATAAGTATAGTCTTATAGACCGATAGAGTATACTGATAGCCTATCGACCTATAAGTATAGCCTTATAGACCGATAGAGTATACTGATAGCCTATCAGTCATAAAGTATAGCTTTATAGACCGATAGAGTATACTGATAGCCTATCAGTCATAAAGTATAGCTTTATAGACCGATAGAGTATACTGATACACTATGCACCATATAAAAAGAGCTTGCTCTTTTGCCTTGTTTTGTAGTCAATTTTTTGATACACTATGCACCCTATAAAAAGAGCTTGCTCTTTTGCCTTGTTTTGTAGTCAATTTTTTTTGACCAGATAAAAAGAGCTTGCTCTCTTAAGTTAGAAAATCGACGAAAAAAGTTGATTATGCCATGTATGCCGTTTAAATCGCCATAGAGCGTGTTTAATGTTTTTCCGGTACTATCACCTTCGGCGGTGGAGTACATACTTTTATGTGGTATGAAAAAACTTTTTTGTGTGGAATGGTACTTGCTATTATATACCTTTTATATATGGAGTTCCTTGCTTTATCTTGTAAGCCTATGGCATATAGAGACTTATAAAAATCTACATTATGGTAGGTGGTTAAATCTTTACATATCAAGGACTTATGAAATAATCGACTTTCCTACTATATGGTAGATTCTGGAAAATATCTTGTAAAGTGTTGATATGTAAGGACTTGCAAGAATACCTAAAAACATATCCTACCATAATGTAGTAAATCTGCTTTCTTTGTATATCTTGTAAGTCGTTGACATATAAGAAGTTATATTTTTTTTCGTGTCTGGCACAAGTCTTGCTTTATATAAAGTGTTGTTTGATTGAGAGTTTATGGCTTACTCAAGACGGTTTTTAGAGTTGTTACTCAAAAGGGAGAAAAATGGATACTGTTAAACTGATGCACTATGCGACCGAGTATGTACACGAACACGAGCGTAATCAGGTACTAGAGCGCGCCCTCATTGATGAAATTATGCGTAGCGGTGAGTTGGCGTATATGATTCACAATGGCACGATCCGCCCAATTGACCAACTATTGCATACCGGAGGAACCATCTACGCACAATGTGGAGATGATGTTGTTATGATCTGTTTTTGTGCCGATGGGTGCATCCGCGCATTGACCGACACCCCCGCCGCCGATATTGCAACAATCAAAGAGATGAACAGGAAGCATATTGAAGACTACAGATAATTTTTTCCGGCAATGTTGCCGGAGTTGTTAACTTAAAAAAGGAGAACAAAATGTACGCAAACGAAAAGGCAGTAATGAAAAGTTTTGAAACGTTGACAGTATGGGCGAAAAACCCGCGCACTAAGAGTGACGAAGTACAAACGGAAAGCCTTGGCTTATCTCTCAAACAAGGTTATGACGCGCGGTACCCTATGGTAGTTTTTCCGGCGGGTGATGACGGCACCCACGCAGTCATTCAAGGCAACAAGCGCCTTACTTGTCTTCAGAGTATGACAGAGCAAGAGCGTGCAGTCTGTCTTGTCAACAATGAAATTCCCTGCATTATTTTTGACGGGAGCGAAGAAGACGCCATGTTATTGGCACTCAATGACAAAGGCACTGGCACCGATGAAAAAGAACTGTACGACATCGAAAA